AAGTTGACGCAGGATTCTGATATCACCATAGATTTCAGCATAGTCGGTGAAATAAACAGGGACGCGGGCATATTCGGGTCGCGCCAGAGTGCGTTGAAAAATAATCTTACGCTGTTTCAGAACAAAAATCCGATTGTTTTCTCCGGCGACTTTTCCGAGTATCAAAAGCACCGTTTTGCGGCGGCTTCATCATTGGAACGAACAAAAATCCGAATTAACAAAGCCGGCATGTGGGTCAATGATATTTTAAAAAAATCTTGGAGCGATGTCGCCGACTTCGAGACGCCGACAAACGGATTGATATTTGACGTCGGCAACAACAACTGGTCGGGCAATAAGGCTGTTATGCGGTTATATAGCTACACCGACGGCGATGCACAGCAGCTTGTCCCGTGTCTCGATGCAAACGGTGCGCCGTGCCTTTATGATCTTATAGGCAAAACGGTGCTCTATAATCAGGGCGCGGGCAGCTTCACATGGGGGTGAAAACATGATATACGGAAAACTGATCGGCGGTGCTCTGCACGGTGCGCCGAGACCGATAAGAACAGAAAATGGCGATGTTTTTACTACTGACCCCAATTTGCTTTTGCAGTACGGATACAAGCCGATAATTTTAACGGAATATCCGTCTGACGGAAAAAGTTATATCGACTCATGGGCGGAGACTGAAACAGAAATAACGCAGGTGTGGACGGAAGTCCAGCAGTCGGACGATGACCCGATATCCGATTCCGAAGCACTTGAAATAATCACAGGAGGTGCAGACGCATGACGCGAGCAGAAGCAAAGGCTTATCGCGACAAGATAGACGGCGTTTTGACAAAGGTCACGACGGACGCGGAAGCTTTGGAGTATGCCGAGCTTTATCCGCTGTGGAGCGGGTATGTCGATTATGCCGTCGGCAGTATAGTCCGCAGACCGAGCGGGCTCTATCGCTGCTACAATGCCATAACGGCAAATCCGACATGGTTGCCGGAAAATACGGCTGCACACTGGGAGCCTATCACGGTCGGCGAGGACGGCACGATTGATAATCCTATTACAGCGGCGGCTGGCATGAGGTATTTCAAGGACAAGTGCTATCTCGACGGTGGCAAAATTTACAAATGCACACGCGACGACAGCAACGGTCAAGGCACTATCTTGCAGTATCTTCCATCGCAGCTTGTGGGCATTTATTTTGAGGAATTGAGCTAATGCGAGAAGTAATAATTGATTTATGGAGAAGCTCTCGCTTTAATATGGGTTATGTCGGAGAAAATGAGGCGACTAAGCTTATTTTTCAACTCACACCAGATTTACAAGGCGCGGACTTTTATTCTATAGATTTTCTTGTGGGCGACACTGTAAAAAGTGTTAGTGATATTAAAGTAGATGACGAGTTTTTATCATATATCGTTCCTTCTATTTTAACAAAGAAAGACGGCGAGATAGCCATACAGGTTTTAGCGGGGAACGATAAATTTATTGTTAAATCACCTATTGTCTACGGGAAGATATTCGCGCCTAAAGATAAATAATTTTGAGATGGCATAGAAAGAGAGGATTAAATATGAACATAGCTATGTCTATCGGACACGGTAAAAATGAAAGGGGCGGCTACGACAGCGGAGCGTGTGGTGGCGGTTTTCAAGAATTTAAGATAGGTCGAGAAATCGGTAAGTACGCGGCGGCAGCTCTTCGTGAGTACGGCTGTAATGTAACGCTGATAAATTACGACGCAGACAAGAGTCTTTATAGTCGTATTAAGACTATAAACGCTGGCAAGTATGACCTTGCTATGGAGATACATCTTAACGCCGCACACGGCACGGGCTCTGAGGTTTACTATAAAGTAGGCAACAACGCCGGCAAGACAATAGCCGGTGCGATTAGTAAGAGTATTGCTACAAAGTTCGGCATCCCAAATCGTGGCGCAAAAGTTAAAGTACAAAATAATACAAACTACTTTGGTTTCGTTAGAGAGGTCAAATGTCAGAGCCTCCTCGTCGAGACCGTTTTTATTGATACAACCTCTGATCGTAAACACGTTGAGAACGCATCTGGGCAGAAACAGTGCGGTATTGCAATAGCCGACGCGGTTGCCTCTGTATATAAACTTAAGAAGAGAACAGCGAGTGCGCCAGCTGTTACGCCGACAACGCCATCCACTCCTACCCAGCCCGCTTCTGCCATAAAGGCGGGAGATATCGTTAAGATTACGGGTAAGAAGTATGCCACAGGACAGAGTATTCCTGTATGGGTTAAGCTCCGTAAACACACAGTTAAGTCTGTGAGTGGAAACAAAGTTTTGCTTAAGGAGATTAACTCATGGGTGTACGCGGTAGACCTTTCGTTGGTTAAGAGTACGTCAAAAAAAATAGGTGTAGGCTCCACAGTAACAATTAAGGCTGGGGCAGTTTACGGCGGACTCTCTAATACGAGAGGTAAGGCTGTGCCTAAAGCTCAGCTCGCGCCCACAAAACACAAGGTCTCAAAAATTCAAACAAACAGTGGCGTGAAGGAGGCTCTGCTTTCGGATATCATGTCATGGGTTGCCGTTAAATATCTTAAGGAGGTATCGTAATGGCAATCAGTATGGACGCCTTAGAGACAGAGATAAAGAACCTTAAAAGGCGCGTCGAGGTGCTTGAAAAAGAGTACACCACTCTTGATAAAGAGGTTGACGATATAGATAAAACTCAAAGCGTTGTTACTTCTAAGCTTAACACGGTTATTGAAACCCTCGGAAAGCTTCAGCAAGCAATAGACGATTTAAAAGACCGCCCCAGCAAGCGTTGGGAGACCATTGTGTCTGCTCTTATCGGTGCTGCTGTGACAACCTTTATCGCATTTATACTCGGGAGGTAAGATTATGCAAAAATTCAAAGACATTATTGAGAATCTTAGTAATGTATCGGTTGGTACTTGGGTTCGCCTTATTCTTATGGTAGGCTCTCTTGTCAACCTCACACTCGGCGCATTTGGCGTTGCGGGCATCAGTTTTGATGAGAATCAGCTGTACGCAATAGTCAGTGTCGTGCTCGCCATCGTAACTGGCGTCGTCAGCTACTGGAAGAATAACAGCTTCACTGCGGCAGCTCAGGCGGCGGACGAGTTTCTTCATGCTCAGGGCAATGCTAAAGAACAGAGTGAAGTAAAGCCCGACGAAGACGCAAACGAGAACGAAGAAGGCTAAGTAAAAAACGCGGGTAGGGATTTCTCCCTACCCGCGTTTTTTACTTAAATTATCTCATAAAATAAGGCTTTAGTTCTTCGTCTAACTTTTGAGGGGTTATACCGGCAATCTTAGCAATGTGAGTCTTCGACCCAATCTCTCTTGTGCGGAAGTCGCCCTCTTCAGTGTTAAGCCACTTATAAGCTTCTTCTAAGCTGTCAAACTCGGCTAATCGGTGATGCCACTCACCGAAATCAAACTTACTTGAAACGCCATAAATTTTGCCGGTCTTTTCAAAATACTTCTCTAAAGTCATAAAGCTCCTCCTTACCGTTTGTTTTATCCACAGGTTAATTATAACTTATAGAAATATATTGTCAATACCTTTTATAGGACAGAAGCGGCTCTGCCTAAGCAAAACCGCCTCTAATAGGTGTATAGGAACCAAGAGGTTCTTAAGCAACAAAAAACTTTATTGCTTCGTGTTGTTGTGTTGTTTTATAATGTGCTCAGCCAGCTGCCCAATCGTTGTCTTATAAACGCTCCTAACAATAAATGCACACAAGCCCAAGAGCTCTACTACGACTGCGCCGATGTAATACTTTAAAAAGTCCAACATCAACTCGTATTGGGCTGCATCAAAGTCTTTAAGTACGACAAAAAACATAATGACGTTAAAGGCTATTATTTGCAAGAATACACCCACAGCAATGATAATTGCAATTTTTTTCTGCATTATCAGGTGAGCCTCTTCAGTCTTTATGTATTGTTTTAGGACTCTTGAGTTATAGCCATTTACCTTGTCCCTAAAGGAGTTCTGTGACTCCTTTGGTAAACACGTTGTCAAAGAGTCTGGCACATAACTCTCTAATTCTTCGATTAAGGGGTTGTAGAAATCCGGCGTTTTAGGCATTATAAACTCTCCTAAATAATTATTGTGCTACCTCACCACTTAGTCCTAAGAATTTTATCCGCTCTGACATCACATTTACGGAAACATCAAATATATCCGCGAGCGCGCTTACTGTTGGAACAAGCAGTTCGCTCATTGCCGTCTCCAACGATTTTCGTGGGATTAGTAATTCACCGGCAAATGTATTTGCTGCAATCTCGTCCTCGGTGAGATCGTTTGTCCTAAATTCAATATGAGGAGAAGAATCATTAGACAAACAATAATGCGCAAGCTCGTGTGCTATGGTAAATCTTGTCCGATGATTATTTCCTTTCATCTCTGAGTTATAAAAAATTGCTATTCCTTTTTCATTTGTTATTATTGCACCCAATATTTCTGTTTTCGTTTCATCACACAATTTTTCTTGGACTTTAGTAAAATCAATTGGCAACGCAGATACTTCATACGATTTTAAAATTTCAGATAAATCAATTGGGATTGTTGCTTCCTGATTGCACGCGCGTAAAATTTCGTCAGCGCTTGCTCCTCTCAAATTTTCATACTTTTTCACTTTTCTAACTCTCCATTTTTTTCTTAAATATTCATTATACCCTTTCTGATTAGCGAACATTAAGCACACGCCTTCTCGCATAACATATTTTACCACCTTTTTTATAGTTAGTCAATGTCTGTTTTTATATATTATATTAGTATAAGGCAAAATTTATACAGTATCTTTTTGGTCTTTTATAGTCACTTGTGTCTCGCCATAAATTCTGTGCCCCATCTGGTCGCCTGTCCCTCATACCATGCGTCGTCGTAAGCAGGTAAAGAGCTATATCTATACCCTTTTATCCGCACAAGGTATTCTCTATGCCAATATCGTATCATCGAGGGAATACATACGAGAACCGGCATAAAGAAACCGTAGAGCGTGTTCTGAATTGCGTGACCGTGTTCGTGGTATGTAATCTCGCTCTCTGACTGGTTGTCTGTAATTATCGTTAGTCCAAGCGACACGCCACCCCAGCCGTTGCCAATCCTAAACCTTATACAATAGCCACACAGCTCCGGCTTCCTGAAGAGCAACAGCATAACTGCGGCGGCAACCACGCCAACAAGCGTCATAGGCAAACCCCAAGTGAACGACAAGACATAAAACAAAAGCTTGTTATTCTTCATCACTTCACTCCCGTAGAACCGAACCCGCCTCTGGACTGGTCGTCGAGATGGTCTACTTCGTCGAGACGCACTTTAGGCATGGACTTCACTATGCGAAACTGGCATATTCTATCACCCTTTTCAATTTTTGTATCTTCAAGAGCTATCGCAGGGAACATCCACACATCGTTGTCACCGCTGTAGCTGTTATCTATAATTCCCATGCTGTTAGCCTGTATGACCTTGAAGTTCTTGTATGTACTGCTTCTCGGTACAACATGAGCCTCGTAACCGTCGGGAAGCTTCATAGATACGCCGAGGGATATAATCTTAAACTCTCCCCTCTTAAGTTCTACAGTTTCAGCAGCTCTGAGATCTATCCAGTCACCCTGTGATATTTTCTGAAGACGCTCCATATTCGCGTCATGATACTTTATTTTAATCTTTTTCATTATTCTTCTCCTTATTCTTCTTAGCCAGTCTATAATCCTCAAGAAAGTAAGCTACCGCCTCAAGCTCGTCGTCTGTAACATCGTACTCATAACTCATCTTCTTTTCCTCCATCAAAAGTTGCTAATGAGCAATTCTTTAATCTTTCCTCTCGCTTCACTGTTACAGTTAATCATTCGAGTTGCTTCAACTCGTTTGATTTTATGAGCAGAGTAAATATTATCAAAGAAATCATCTTCTGTATTTGAGTTTTTGGGATCAGAATTACTGATTACAACCTTTGCACCTTTTCTGTGCATAGCATCAACAAATCGTGCAAGTTCAATCTGTTCCTCATCGTTGAACAAATTCTCGGTATATGCCGTAAAACTTGCCGTATCTGTAATAGGTCTGTATGGCGGATCAAAATAAACAAAGGTATTTTCGTCAATAAAGTCTGCCGATTTTCTGTAATCTCCGCATACAATAGTAACTCTCTGCAACTTCTCAGATACTGCTTTGAGATTGTTTTCATCGCAAATCATCGGGTTTTTATATGCTCCCATAGGAACATTAAACAAACCTTTTTTATTTACTCGGAACAGCCCGTTGAAGCAAGTTTTATTAAGAAAAATCATCAATGCCGCTTTTTCAATATTGATGTTCTCGTCACCGTTTACTTTTAACTCATTAAAACGCTCACGCTTTTTCAAATAATACACTTTGCGATTATCTGTATCTGACGGAATAAAATCGCTCTGCATAGCGTAAAGCATTTCTGTCAATGCATCAACATCATCACGGATAATGCTATATGTATTGATAAGTTCTGCATTAATATCGCTGATATAAACTTCTTCTAAATCATATTTGCTAAGTATATCAAACAAAACTGCACCACCGCCAACAAATGGCTCAGCATATTTTGTAATTCCTCCACTATCAAACGGATAGTAACGTTCAATCTCTTTAATGAGCTGACCTTTGCCGCCTACCCATTTCAAGAAAGGTTTAACCGCTTTTTCATCAGTTTTACTATATCGTGTACTTCTTGCATCTATCGGTTTTTCTGCCGAAGTAGGTATAATCCAGTCTATCTTCTATATTACCTCCTTAACTTATCTTCTCTGCATACTGGTTGTTGCTTGCCAACATCACCCCAAGAACATCGTCTCTGTGGGGCTCTTGGTTTGGGATAAACCGCCCGAACTTTACGATAATGTTTTTGTATCGTCTGAGCTCGTTTAGTTTAGGTTCAATTTCATCGGACGTATACCCCGTGTAAATTATGATAGGGTCGTCTGTGCGCTGACGAAAATAGTCAATAACCTCAAGAATCTCTTCTATTTGAAGCATGGGTTCCAACCCGCCAAATACAATTGCTCTTGTTACAGTGCTCAACTGATAAAGTTCAAACAGTCTATACGGAGCAACCTCGATGGTTGGAGAAGTTGCGAGGGAAGAGTTTTGACACAGCTTCTCCCCGCAATCTCTCTCGCATTTCCAGTCGCAACCGTTAGCACCTATAAGCATTGCAGGATATTTATAGTCCCCAAACGCCTCTACTTCGATTGCTTTTACTCGCATTAAAGTTCTCCTATATTGTTAAGGTCGAACCAGTCGCGCATAGCGAACTCTTTCTTACGAGCCTCAGAATAGGTCTTAGTAGGCGTAAGGAAGCCAACTATACGCTGATATGTCGTCTCAACGGGATGTCCACACTCGGGACAAGTGTCTCCGAAGAATCCATGATTGTTGTCACAAGCCGATATGCGAAGATTAAAGGCAAAGTAGTTAACACCCGCATCCGCCACATAATTCATCATATACCAAGCTTCATCGAAACTGTTGAATGGAGAACTGATGTTAATATGGACTATACTGCCGCCTGAACAAGCCTTATCAAGGATAGCACTCACTCTAACCTTTTCAGCTATGGTTGTCTTTATGCCGAGCGGAATCCACTGGTTGCCGTACAGAGGAAGGTCGTATTTCTCATTGGGGAAGAACAGCTTATCTTTTTCCATAAGAACAGCCGCAGCTCTCTCTCCGGGAACCTGTTCGATGTTCATCATGTAGTCCTTGTCCTTGACGAACTCGTCTTTAATCTCGGTGATTGTCGCAAGTATCTTCTTGGCGAACTCTACGCCCTCGTCTTTATAATATGTATTGCCGAACTCGTCGTGATAGGTGTAGCCAAACTTCTGCAACGCTTCGTATACACCAATAATACCGACGGTGTTGTACTGCGACTTCATGTTGATAATACCGAGCGCGTAGTTGGGAAGCAACCCCTTTTCTGTGTTTCGTTTCATAATATCTCTAATAACATCAAGAGTTTTTGCACAGGTAATTACTCGACCCTTAAGAGCTTCAAGATACTCTTCCTCTGATGTTGTTTCGTAGGCAAGACGGGCAAGGTTTATTGTGTTTACCTTAATAGATCCAACCTCAAGCGCCGACCCGCCGATGCTGTTGAAGTAACCAAGCTCCTTTATGTTGCTTTTAAGACGGCAGTTATGTGTGATTATACCGTTCGGTAAGGTGAAATAGGGCTCATCCTCGTCACTCATCTCAAAGCAGTAGCAGAACTCATCATCGGTATTTATGGGCTCTATTGACTTCACCTTAAAATAAACGGAGTTGTTATTCCATTTGTAGATATCCTTACTTGCCCTCTTATAAGTCTCATACCAACGAATACAATACAGAGGATAATTACGATTAAACTCTTCACCGCGAATAACCACAGCTCCCTCTCCTGTTCTATCAGACACATTAACAATAGTGTTAAAACCAAGAGAAGTGCAAAGTGCTTCTATGTTGTCAATCAGCTCTTTTGAGGTGCTGTATATACGATTGCTGTTGCCACCGTCGGTCATATAGTAGCCATCAAGAATACCTCTTCTAAACTCTATTGACTGCAAGAGAACATTCATATTTAGAGTTTTTTCGTAACAGTATTTGCCTCCAACATACTCTCTTATAAATTCTGCCACTTTGTTACTTATTATAGTTATAGGGTAAACATTATTATAAATCTTGCCCAATCTAACTTGAGCGTCACCGATTTCTTTCGCGGCTATATCGAGTTCTTTTATTGATGACTCGTATTTCTCTTTATTTAGAGACAGGCAGATTGTCGTGCTTTTATTTGTAGCGTCTTCGCCGGACATACTACCATCGCCAAGATACATACCAATCATATACCCCTGCTCGTATGTGAGGTGCTTATCTGTCTCATGCGGAGCGTTAAGAGCTTTTGTGTTGAACAGTATATAATCATCAGTGGTGAGATCGGTCGTCTTAATATCACCTCTGAGCGTAGGCGTTATATGATTATCAGTGATAATTAACTCTTTGTTGTTTACTGTTGTGACTTTATAAAGCGGTCTTGCAGGAAGCTTAATTGCTTTGCCTTTACGCCAATTACCGTTGTGGAATATAACTAAATTTCTGCGAGCGTCAGTATATCTGGCATCACAGAGCTCTTTAAATGAGGTAAGAGCTGCTCCTCCAGTGCTTGATCTCGCAAGAACTTTCTGTGACCCAGCAAAACAGCAGTTACTCAAGCTTGTAACATCCTCTGATACGAAAATGTTGCTATCCGCCCACTTCATGTTATGACGGCAACACCACTTTGCAAAATCCTCATCTACGAACTTGCCGTTCTGTCTGAGAAGAGCAAACGAAACGACCGGAAACGTCATAAGGTTCTCTCTTCTTGTATCTGAGAGCACTTTCATAAACGCCTTCTGATATTCTTTAATCTCGTCGATATAATCTATAATGAATGTGCCGTCGGGGAACTCTTTACCGCCGAAGAGCGCTTCAAGATATGGCTTATCAAATATTGAGAAGTTGGTAAAAGCCGACTGGATTCCGCCCCTCAGATAGGGCTGATTAAGTCGATAGATTATCTCCTGAAAAGACTGGTCTCTGTAATATTCGGGAGACTTTACAAAGTAACCTTCGCCGCAATCTTTCTTCCAGAAGTAATACGAATAAACGAGAAAACTCGGAAGCCCAACCGCGCCTGAAGACCTATTGCACGTCCACGACACAAATTCGCTGACAAAATCAGTATATGTATTGAGGTGCTGAGGCGGAGCCGCATTAAAGTTATCTATGAAATAGAGTCCGCGCTTCACCAGTTCGTCTATATCATAAGCGAAGCAATACGGAACCCAAGACGAGCTATGAGCGTCGTGCAGATAAAAGTGTCCATCCCACTCGCCCTTCAGCCACTCAGTGGCATCCTCGTGTCCATACTTCTTAGTCAGCTCATGAAATATCTTGTTGAACGCCAAAAGTTTTGAATGGGGCTTTGACATTTCGTTTATGAGTGAAACAATATCCTTGTGTGCAACATTCGCGTTGCCATCTATACTCGCGTCTGCTATGGTTTGCTTATCAACAAAATTGTCGATAAAATCGGTATAGTTGAGCTGTTTATCTCCAAACCCATTGAGCTCGCTCAGCCTCTCTGGGTAAGCATTTTGCAGACGATTATATTCAATTACAAAACTTCTATCGAGACTATCTATATTGAACTTCATATATCACATCACCTCGTTAACCCATTTAATTGCTTCGACGAAAGTCATTGTCTTTCCGTCAACCTCAAGCATAGGAGCCGACATAAAGCCCTTGTCTCTCATAACATCCACATCGGTAATTTCTTCGTAGTCCACTCCCTTCGACTTCAGTTTGGTCGTCAGTACATTGCATTTAGGGCAATGCGTCGTATAAAGTATTACTTTCATGTTTTGTAAACCTCCGTATATATAAGTTAAGCCTCGTATGCTACTCGTCCGCAGCACGGGCATTTTGACATTGTATAAGGTGCATACACAACAACTTTGTGCGCCCCATCGTATGACTCACGAACAATCTCCTCTCCCGTCAGAACATAGCTATTTATGTCTGCTTCGAAAACGCACCCGCAGGTCGAACACTTAAACTCAAGTGTTTTGCTCGCTCCATTTCTAAGAATATTAATCATCCTATCAGTTCTCCTCGTAAGGCTCAGGAAGTATCTGCCACGCCACCACAAAGGTGAGCACACCGTCAACACTTCCACCCTCAACCGCGTCTATAGGTTCGTCCACGCCGTCAATCTCCCAAGTCATCGAGTCGGCGTCGTACCACGCTGCAACGGTCGCTCTCTCGTTGCGGGGTCTTGAGTGCATACAATTGATTGAATAGAAAAGCTCCTCAATCGTCACGATAAATTTACCACTGTACTCGGGCAGATCGCCGACAGTTTCTATTGAGTGCCAGTTGGCGTTGGGTGCTCCCTTACAGTCTGCGGGACACTTATGTATCTGTGGCTCGTCACCCTTATGGTCGCTATGAGCCTCATCTTTGGCAGTTATTACTGCCGCCTCATCTATCGCTGTAAGCCAGTCAAATATCTCGTCAATGATTCTCTTCATTTTTTAAAACTCCTCTCCATTTCCAATCGTTATACCCGTTCTCTCTGCAACGGTCACAGTATTCTTTGTCTAACCACTCATCGTAAGCGCAGTAAGCATGAGCGAATCCACTACTTCGGCGAAGTGCGTTAAGGTCACTTGTCACCTCTACGAGCAGCTTGTTTAGTCTTAAGTTCTCCTCACGGAGTTGTTTGTTGTCTTCTAATTTTTCTTGACTGAACTCCGCATATCCCTTCCAAAAATCAGCATTGATCTTAGCGGTTTCGAGGTCGGTGCGTAGAGAATTTAGCTCCCGTTTTAGCTTTTTCTTTCTCACACAACCACCACACAGTCAGTGTCCTTCGAGGCTTCTGTGTCGGGTCGAATTATCTTCTCGGTCTCACCACCACACGCCGCATACCCCGCCGCGTCTATCCAGTTATCAGCCTTGCCTCTACCGGTCGCCACCCTTGCCATTTTAAAAAGCACCATCATAGCGGCGACATCTTTACAGGTCAGCAAAACCTTTTCGTCCGGGAACGCCGCATCGAGATAGCTCGTCCACAAATTTGCTATCGCGGTAAAGCTGTTCTCAGGCGAGCTGTATTCCGCCTCCCTGCTCCTGCAAACGCAGTCTTTTGCGCCATTTAAAATATCTTCTCTGTTAAAGTAATAACCCATTTATCTTCTCCTTTTAGTCTCTCTCACAGCAATTCACGTCGCCGCCACACTTACACGACGGCTCACCCTTTTGACCGATGCACACTTTTGCTCCGTGTTTAGCCTTATAATATCCACACTTCTCTTTCTTTATGGGTCTATTCCAACAAGTTGAGCAAGAAACACCGACGCACCCACGGTCGCCGAGTGGAGTATGGTCGTTGCCGTAAAGGTATCTCACGCAATCAGAGGGATAGCCATCATTGTTAAATATCGCGTTCGGGAACTTCTTGAGGAAGTCACTCATGTATGTCTCTACCGGGTGTTCTACGCTCCACTTTTCAACTATCTCGACAGCCTCTTCGGGACGCTGAGATTCAACGGTCTCACAGCCAAAGGGTTCGCCCATAGCAAGCGAACACATGGAGCAACCAGATGACTTTTCGCACATTCGCTCCCTTGTTTTAAGGTAATCTACTGCGTCCATATTAGTCCTCCTCACCCTCGCCCGCATTATGAACAAGACTATTGCTTGCATTATCGTAGCACATCGTCCAAAAAGGGCAAAGCTCCTCATAATACGGAAATTCATCAACTACGAATTTCATTTAGTTCTCCTTTCCTTATTTAACTTCTTTCTCCATAAGTTCTTCTCTGTAATCCCATAGCAGGTTACAGATTTCCTGAATTTCTGAGTCAATTAGCTTGTGCTTATCTCGGCGCAAAATATCACGGGCTCTATCGCAATCATTCACGATCTTGCAAATCTCAGATACTTTCATCATTTTTCTCCTTTCCAGTAATCAGCTCCGAATAAGGCAGACTCTCGATCCAGTCGCAGAATGTATGCCATTCATCAAGCTTGTGATTACGTCTACTATTATAAATATTCGCCAGAACCTCATAATTAAGCATAACTGTTCGACGCTGATTATAGGAGGATGGAAGAAGCTGGATGAGCTGCCACCAGTATTCCTTGTCTTTGGTTTCAAGGTATTTCTCGCGACAATAATTTAACCACCCGATCGTGTATCGCAAAACAGTCGCACTGTCGGTATCGCAATCGGGGCAAAAGTCAAACAGATGCTCACACGAGAAATCTTCCAGCGTAAACTCTTTTGCATGAATCTTGTGCATGGTAGAACATGAATTAGCAACCGTACCTACCTTGTAAGTATCAAATTCCTTCCACCAGTAGAGTGGAGCTGTAACATCCACATACACCGTAACCATTCTCATAAACTTACGATGGTCAGTACCGGCATTACGGAGACGAGTCATGAGATCTAAATCTTTAGACCCCACGACATAAATTGTCGGAAAAAGATTACTCGCACGAGGCGAAACCCAGCCACTGTCACTCTTATCCCAAGAGTTCATTGGCGACCTCATACCTCTAATGGATGCTTCAAATCCATACACATCAACATTTTCAATTTTTATCATTCGCTATCCCCCTTAAAAAAGCCAGCTATATCAAACCACTTGTCTGAGATGATGTTTCCGATTTTTGTCACCGAAGAACCCATCCCATTATCTTCATATCGAACATATTTGCCCGGAAGATCTTCCCATTTATCTACGCCGACTACCCTTAATACTTCGGAGATAGACCCCATAGACTTGGCGCTAAAGACCCTCTTTTTAGTCTCTCGATTATAACTATCCAACGCATATCCGCCGACGCACCAAGCACAACATCTGGACTCCATATATATTGTCCATGTCAGTATTCCGTGGTCTTCTCGACCCAGCATCGTGCCGGTTATTATTGCATTTTCAATTCTGCCCACTTAACCTCTCCTCTCTATTCGTCCGAACCCTCGACAATATCAAGCCCGTCCAGCACACACTCTGCACACAGTTCGTCGCCGTCCACATAATAAAGTGTCTCCTCTTCACCGCACTTGTCGCAGAAGTATCGAGTAACACGCCTATGTGGACACGAGTCACCGATACACCCAAGTTCAGGCGGACATCCGACGCACTCATTAAACTCTTTTTTCACTTAAACATCTCCTTAATAAACTGCTCGGAGTCACCGTCCTCTAAATAAAATCCATCAGAGTGCATTGCTCTTTGGATGTTGCATATCAGCTGAAAGAACCTCCAATCGGGAACCCTCTTCCACGCCCGACCAAGCGTTTCAAGAAAGCCGTCTATTCTGTCGGGATTCCTTCCGTTACCCATATCTCTCGTCATTATGTATGCTGCCGTACACGATGGGCATACCTGCCGTCCCTCGGGGACTATTTCTCCGCAGCACACACATCTATCTGCATTAGCCATTGTTATTCCTCCATTGGTTCATTCCAGCAATTCTTACAAGTCCCCGTGTAATCGCAGTCCTCGAACGTCGGGTGCATTCCGTCGTAGATTCTTTTTTTGCATACAAACGGGGTTCCGTCTGAGTTGCTCTGCGCTTTTGGGAACTTCTCAAAAAAGTCCTGTGCGTATGTTTTCTTCGGGTGTTCGTCGCTCCACTTTTGTAGATTCTGCATTGCCTTTATAAATTCTTCGGCGCTTTGCGTCGCAAGGGTGCGTCTGCAAAAAGCAAACAGCGGGCATTGCTCCTTGCTATTCGCGTCAGCATCACACGCGGTGCGCGAGCCACAAAGTCTTTTAAGTTCGTGGTAAAAGTTTATCGTTTTGTTACAGTCCATTTTTAAATCTCCACATCTGACAACCTCAACCACATCGGCGGTTGGTGCTGACTTTATAATATTGTAAATGTCTGTGGCTTTATAAAGTGCATCAGCTTCACACGCAGCTCCTTCAACTAAATTTTTTTGACAACTTATGTGATACCAAGTTGCGCCTTCAATTTCATCAATCACTGCCTCACGCTCTATGTATTCAGCCATTGTCTTCACGCTCCTTTAATGCTCGTTCTGCCTCTTCACGGATGAGAAATACGGTTTTGCCGAAATAATCAGAAACTAAATGCCAAAAAGTCAAGCCACCAACATATCGACAGAACGCCCAAAGCCCCTCTTTTTGCATGGAAAAACTGGCAATCTCGCCAAGCAAAATGTCGGGCTTTTCCTCGCAGTTTTCGTCAACGATTGTAGTGACCCACCATACCATATCACCCACCTTGCACGGCGGCACGATAATGCCGTGTTCAAGAAGTAAGTCTGCCGTCCTTTCCTCATAGCACCTTTCAAGGTTCGCATACTTGCAATTCTCGTCGCAAAGATAAGGCGATGGGCAAGAACCAAGTTTCAGAATTTCAATCAGTCGTTCTCTGTCTGCATCAGCCATTGTTGTTACCTCTCTTAATAAATTTTCGATATTTCCCGCTATACTTTCTAAGAATCAGTTCCAACATAATAGAATTTGTTTGCTCTGTGGACTCAGGAACTGTTGTTAAAAACTCATAATTCTTTTTATCGTCAATTAGCGTCTTAAATATTAAATCAAGCGCATACTGCGCGGGAATAGGAGGGTCGCCGATAAAATGTTCGGGGTCTTCGTACCAGTCGGACACTTTTTTGCAGTACCCCTCAAACGAAATGTCATCATCCCAAATCATCTTCTTTACCTCCTAATAGCTCGGGGTTATCATAGATATTGCCGATGACCTCTATATCGTGGGCGTAAAAGTTATCCATAGCATAGCGAACACTGTCGCTATAAGCTTGAAAACAGGATTCATCAAAAACGACTTGATAAGGCTCATCATAGCCTTTCAGCAAAACTATATCGCCCTCAAAAATCTTTGTGCCGTTTTTATCTTTAAGACCTGTGTACTGCCCTACGGTTTCAGGGTCTACTTCGATTGAATATAGTACATCGCCATAATGGGGCACTATAATATAAGTATTTTCTTTCCCAGTCCAGCCATGACAGCAGACATAGCCATATACCCACTCGCCGTTATCTGTTCGCTTGCCGCGAAAAAGTATCTCACGCATTGTTATTACCTCCTATTCTGTGTTTGATTGTGTCACATATATCTGCGACAAGCCAATCGTCCGGTTCATCTGCATACCAAAAAGACCAATCGTCAAACGCGCCTTCGATTATCCAATTGTTTTTATAATACTCAGTCGCTTCTTCTATCATCAACTCGTCGAAGGTATAAACAAAATACGGCTCGCCGCCGTCGTCAACATAGAAGTCGATGAAGTACACATCTATACCCTGCTTTTTTAATTCTTCAATCACTCTTTCTTTTACCACATTAATGTCTGTCATAGTCCAGTCTCCTATTTAGCTCAGCCTCACATGCATACCAAAAGTCGTCATCTTTGCCGATAAACCTCATCACATTTTTAATATATGACTCCGACATATCTTTAAGCTTGTGTACTACGCCACAAGTATCTCTCCACTCGTCGCCGTTGACCCCGTGTGGATAATCCCGCTCAAACGCATATTCAGCTAAATAATCGCTTCCTAAGCTCATTTTTTGCCTCCGTCCATTTTTGCGCCGCAATTAGAACAAAACGGTGTTTTAATATATTCTCTTATTTCTTCGTACCCTGTAGGGCATAAGTTTTCTTCCCAGTCATAGTCAAATGTTTCTTTAAAGGTGCTTATATATTGCGCTTCCGCTCCACAGCACGAACACACGCAAGGAATATCGTAATAGCCGTCCTCAATCCACTCGCCGTGTTTAATCTCTTGTACATCAGCAGCAGGAGCGTTCTCAATACTTGTTATTGCTCTTGTTAGGTAAAACGCACATCCCACAGAGTCGTCTCCCCACCACGTCGGCAAATCTTTAATATGTTTTATTAGTTCATTGCGGTCGATATAATCACTCATTCTTTACCTCCGACCAGTCAAGCTCGCATCCGCAATTACTGCAATATTTAGGCATCGAAAGTTCATAGATAAAAATATCATCATCCGAAACACCCAAGTCATCTCGGCAACGAGGGCATATGTAATAGTACCCTTCGTTTATCGGCTTCTTTGGTATCTGCTTCTCGAAAACTTCTTCTATAGACATTAATCTTTCATATAATGTTCTAAACGCTTTTCCAACTTCTTCAGGACTTGGGTGCTCATCAATAAAATATACCTGATCATCCTCTACTATGGGATTAGACCCTTTCCCACCCTCAAAAACGATTTTAATAGGTTTATCATCGTCTTTAGGTATCACATAAATCATCATGCTACCTAATCTCCTTTCCTACAGTTGCGCGCAACCATCATTTTATTTCTTTCATTTCAAGATTACCGTCTTTATAAGCAATCTCATAAAGCTTATCATTAACTGTCTTAACCGACTCAACCATATCTGTTAATGTCGCAGCACTTACATCAATGGTGCCACGCGCACCACCTACAACCATAACCGCGCTATCAAGCGCTACCTTAACTGGCTTCTCAATATCCATTATCCAACCCTCGCCCGCATTATGAACAAGACGCATTTCGCAATCATCTGTGTTTCGATAAACTCGATTCAATACCTCACGAAGCGCCGCGCATCCTTCTTAATTTTGAAATGACCCTTACTAACATTCTTTGAGGCAACTCATTAGCAATAGCTTTTACAGCTCTCATATCCGACTCATAACTAATTAAACCCCAATACTGTAATTCATCGTAAAGAATCTGAGCTCTTTTATCTCTCTTGGATTGTGGCTTCATTTTGCACCTCACATCTTTCTATAAGCGTTAAGATACCAATATCCTTTCGGGTTCTTGTAGCAGTTGTCGGCATACACGATATCACCCTTTGCTACCTGATTCTCGGCATATATTCTCGCTGGTATCGTCAACGACGACCGCTTACCTGTACCCAGACTCTGCGTATTCACTTTATATCCCCACGGCACACCGTTCTGCCCACGCATAGGGAATACTTCTGTTATTAGAAGTTTACGGCGGTCTTCGGGCAGTCCGGTCTGAATACCAACATAGCCAAGATAGTCAATGCTGTTTTGTATTTTGACTTTAAGCGTTAAGTCCGGAACATCTGATTTTCTGATTTGCTCTTCACAGGCAGCTAAAAGCCCGTCCATGTCGGTTATTGTGTAAGACTTAAGCTCATTCCCCTTAACGCCCTTATCCGTCGCATAATCTGAGATGATATCCGTAAGGAAACCTACAACCTTGGACTTGCTAACAGATTTTGCAGTTCCGTTCTTAAAGAACGAGTACACCTGTACAAGCTTCAGCAGCTCTCCCATATTTCCAAACTCTTCAAAGTAGCCAATTTTAATTAGGATATCGAGCTGACGCGCATCAATAGAGGTCTTCGAGAGAGCTTTGAGAACTTCCATAAACGATTTTCCTTTTACCTCGTCGTATATGTCATACAGCTCATTTGCAAGAGCAGCGGACATATACTTAACACTCGTCAACCCCTTTGCTATTTCTTTTTTCTCCTTGTTAAAATAAAAGACATCTCTCGACGCGCCGAAACGAGGAGGTGTTACCTTAAATCCATATTCAGCGGCAAGCGTAGTGCCATTAATAACATCATCTTCATTAGCGGCGTTGTTAAGATATGCTGTGATAAACTCGCAAGGATAATAGCAACGCAGATAAGCACACAGATAACCTATGAGACTATATTCAGTGGCGTGGTTGTAACCAAAGGAATACTCAGAAGCGTCCTCAATTACTTTCAAGAAGGTTTTTGCGTCTTTCTCAGCTTCCTCTCTTGGCTTGTCAGAATTTTTGCAATACCCCTCAAGTATCTTAGGCATTGCCCCTTCCAACCTCTCGGCATCCTTACGACCTATTGCTCGTCTAACATTATCCGCTTCACTGCCTGATAAGCCACATATTTGTTGAAGGAACGCTATAATATCTTCTTGGAATATCAAATATCCTAAATTATTCTCAAGAAGCTTATCAATTTCTTTTGTCGGATTTTTATTGGGTATCTTATTCATTAGCTTGTCTCTATATGAAGCACCCGACGGGCGCACCGCCGCAGTTATAAGGTTCATATCAAAGATTGAGTGCGGAACAAACTTTTTTAACATCGAGAATGCGAATGGTGATTCCATCTGAAATATTCCCGCAGAACTTCTTAACATATCAGCCCAAACTTTTTGGTCATTGAAATTTATCTCGTGCATATGCGGATATGGAATACCTGCCAGTCTGCAAGTTTCATTTATGATACCTATGTTGCTTAGTATAAGGAAATCAAATTTCGCCGCCCCGACCTCGTGAAGCTCGTCCATGTCAATCATAAGACAAAGATCTCCGTCTTTATCAAACACGCCGTATGCGTCATCAAGTGTAATCGGGCTAATAACTATACCCGCGGGGTGTACAGATTGTGAAATCTTTGTGTCTAATAGTCCATCATAATATTGGAATATATCCGGGTGGTTCTTTCTTGCGCTCTGCTCGTCTGCGAAAAACTCAGATATAATCTCATCAATATTACTCAGGGAATACGGATTATCGGGGGAAAACTTGTCTGAGGGCTTAAATGGAACTCCGGTCTTTTCTTCTTCCCAATATTTAGCGAGTGCATTTCCTATACCCTTAATAGTACCCTTTTCTTGCAAAGTCCCGAACGATGGAACCCTTGCTGTTTTTCTCTCACCAAAACGATTTATTATATATTTGAATATCTTAGGTCTATCGGTTTCGATACAATCGATGTCGATATCACCTATCTCAATTCGATCTTCATTACAAAACCTTGAGAAGACCGTATGCCACTGCTCCGGGTTACACTCAATAATATCCGTAACAAAAGCCGTCCTCGATCCACCGACAGAACCTCGACCGGGACCAATTGGTATATTATTTTCTTTGCACCAACATATCAACTCACTCATACAGAGCATAAATCCGCTCATTCCAAGCTTTTCAAAAACTCGTCTTTCTTCCGTCAGAGCAGATCTAAACCCCTTTTCCTGTTCGGGTGGTATAATTCCTGCCTCAAGTTTTTCTTTAAACATTCGGTCAACGCGCTCTGTTTCGATGCGACTATCCTCTTCAGCCGACCCGTACAGTATCGGATATTTAATTGATGCGTCGAGCTCAAACGGTTCTACCATGTCAGCCATTACAAGCGTGTTATCCATAGCCTGTCTGTAAAGCTCGGGAGGTAGAACGCCCTGCCTTGCAAATGCAGCGTCCAACTCCTCACGGGACTTATATGTGAGGTCGTATGTATCTTCGTCGCCGTAGGACTTGTTTTTATATTTAAGCAATATCTTGCGGCACTCGGCTTTATATTTGTCAAGCGAGTGAGTATCGGTTCCCGCTATCAGCGGCTTACTGTACTTCTTCGCAAGCTCCGCCAAATGCACATTAAAGTCTCTCTGCTCCTGACAGTCATGTGCCTGTATCTCAAGGAAGTCATATCGCTTAACAAGACTCTCGTACATTGGGTGGTCTACGGGAAGCTTATTTAGAGGACTTGCAAGACACGCGCTCGTCGTGATAATGTTGTTGGATAGCTTCAGAAACTCGTCAAAACTCAATCTATTTACATAATAAAAGTGGTCTTTATCGCATGATTTCGACACTGCAAGGTTGAGTTCTTTCACGCCCTGTTCGTTTCGAGCTATAAGCACCGTATGGTAGTTGTCTCTGACCTTTTCATTAAGGCTTTCAGTGAGGTATATCTCAACGCCGTGAATGTATTTAATTCCTTTTTCATCGCAATACATCTTTTTCTTGACCCAGTTGAGTGGTTTTCCGTGTTCGCTGAACGCTATAGCTGGTTGTCCAAGTTCAGCGGCTCTGTCGATATACAGCTTGTAGCCTGTGCAACTGTCCAGCAGACTGTTATCACTATGTAGATGATAAATTACTAAGTTGTCTGTCAACCAAACACCTCCTCGTCCATATCTTCGTCATAAGCAGGAGTGCCGTAAGGCAACTCCGCACTTGTCACGCCGTCGGCGACTTCCCACCCATAAGCATGGGCAAGATTCTGCGGCGTTGTGTAGAATCTCTTACTCGGGTTGTCGTAGTACAGAGCAAATTCCTTGTTGTTCGCACTACCATATCGGTCTTTGAGAACTTCAAGGACAACACTGCCTTTCATGGGCGGCGTAATAAACTTGCCGTTTCTGCCAACAACACCCTTTTTATCTTTAGGTGATACTCGGTACAGCGATATAACACGCTGTGCAAGGTTAGCAGCGGCAGCAACGCCCTGTAGGTCAAAGATGCTCATCTTGCGTACCTGCTCCATTTTCTTCGGGTGAATAACCACAAAGCAAGCTACATTCCATCGTTTCGCAAAGTCAATGATTTGTCTTATAAAATCTTCCTGCTTAGTCCACTTTGAGTTATCGTCGCACGACAGATCCACAGATGTGAGATTGTCGAAGAATACCGTTTTTACTCCAAGCCTTCTTACCGCACTCTCCGCCGTCGCGAGGAGGTCTTCGGTCTTATGCGAGAACGAATCTTTGTAGAAGTAAAGCTGCCCGCGATAATAGGAATTGATTTTTCTGTACACATCAGACTTGATTCTGTAATACTTGCCGTGTTCGCCCTGCACTTCTTCAAGCCCCCGCTGTCCTGCGTGAACAAAGTCAATCCAGTTTTTCAACGACGGGTTTGAAAGCTCTCCGCTGTATATAAAACAAGGATAACCCTGCTCTATAGATCGGCATACAAGCGTCGATATCAGAGAGCTTTTACCCGCAGAAGCTATTCCGGTTATGAGCGTTGTAGAACCCATATAGTTCTTGCCGAGCGCAGCGTCCAAATCTTCAAAGCCCGTTGTAAACCCCTCGACATCCGACATATCAAATCTCTTTACTTCGGTGTAATCGACTATCGCGGGAATCTCAGACTCTTTCGCGTTATTGATTACATCTCTGACCGCCTCTTTCCCCTCAAAGAACAGCAGTTCGTTTATGTCTTTTATGCGAACTTTCTCACCGTCTGCATTGGTGTGAGACAATGGGATTTCTGCAACCTTGACACGATATTCGCCCAACCTCGGAGCAACTTTCTTTATGTATTCCTCGCCGCTTCTGTCGTTGTCATGGACGAGGATGATTTCGTCAAACTCTTGCAGAAAATCCCAGCACTCTTCAATCCACTTCGTATTCTGGTCGCCGCCGTTAATGCTTACGGAGTTGTAAAAACCGCACTCAATGAGTGCGGCACAGTCGCCTTCGCCGGTGCATATTATCAACGGCTGAGTGGTATTTATTTTATTGATGTTGTAAAGGACATTACAGCAATCGCTGTTTTCGAGATACCATATCTTAAGTTCACCGTGAGGCACTGCGCGTGACTTGCGAACTTTACACATTACGAGCACGTCATTCAGGTCGAAATACTGGAACAAGGTGTTTCCTTTTTCGTCCTGCTGTATATTCAGATAATCTATTGTTTCAGGTGATATTTTTCTCTTCTGCCAATACTTATACACCTCTTCTTTGTTGTCGGCGTACTTGGGCTTGGGGTATTTGTATGCCCTGTCTTTTGTTCCGCGCTCTGCGAATGAATACTGTATACCCGCCTCATCAAAAAGCATCTCACACGCTTCAAGAAAAGTACACTTCTTGGATGTGATATAGGCATCTATGATGTCACAGGTAAAGCCACACGCAAAGCAATGAAAAGAATAAGTCTTGGGGTTATACGAGCACGACGGATTCTTGTCTATGTGTTCGGGGTTCGGGCAACACCCGACTCTCCTTGAGGGATTCCAGTTCGTAATACCGAGCAGTTCCACCATAATCTCGGCGTTTCTGTCCCCTAATTTCTCTTTCGCTCTTTGAATATCGCTTTTTAATACCTGTATAAATCATCAACCTCCTTTACTTCGTCGCCGTCTCCCCACAGCATTTTAGTCTCATGTCGCACAGATATTGGCAATAAAAATCATCCGGTCGGCTTTCAAACTCACTGCAATCCCGGATTTCCTTTACCGTCTCCTGCATCCAGTTTATTGCTTCGTAATAGTCGTCAATGTTGAACTTGATATCCACATCTTTGCTGTTACGGAACATATGGAATCTCAGAAGATCGGGAAACTTACCATATCTCAGCTTGACATAAATTGAATATATGTATAACTGTCTCGCATACTTCTTCTGCTCGGCGGGGTTTTTAAATTTTGCTTTTGATTTCCAGTCGTGAACTACCAACCGTCCCGCCGAGTCTATGTATATAAGGTCTATAAAGCCCTGAATGATGAAGCTGTCTCTTCCGTCCGCCGCCGCAATTAGCTCCTCGAAGTGTTCTTCTACACCGAGTATCTCTTTTGCATCCACGCCCTCGAAGTTTGACAAAAACTGTACGCCGTCGTCGTAATATTTCTTACGCAAGTCGGCGCGCTTATGGGGAGGAAATTCTAAAGTTACACGGTCGAAGAATTTGTTTTCATATTCACCCAGTAACTCATATTCGGCAAGTTCATCTTTACCCCAGCGTTCGAGCAGGGAGTGAACAAAATCTCCGTACTGTGCGAAGGCATTATCCTCTTCCTGCTCATCATCCTCTCCGGGCTTACGAGCTATATATGTATACCAATATTGCAACGGACACTGATGGAAAGAAGACAACTTAGAAAAGCTGTATTTTTCCATACACCTTATCAGAACGGCAGATCGTCATCGTCAGCAGTGACATCAACATTTGCTTTCTTTGTGCTCGCCTTTGCTTTCGGTTCAGAGCCGCCGTTGGAAGTTGACTTAGACTCGATAAAGCAGACCTCATCAGCAAGGACATATGTCACACTTCTGTTCTCGCCGTCCTTGTTTTTATACGAGTCTGTACGAATGGAACCTCTGACACCTATCTTAGAACCCTTTCCGAAATACTTTTCGATAAAGTCGGCGGTCGAGTTCCACGCTCTAACACGAATGAAGTCTGTTTCATCTTCTGCGTCCTTTCTCTTGGGACGATTGATAGCCACAGTGAAATTCGCCACTCTGTTGTCTGTGTTACCGGCGGTTCTTATTTCTACATCGCCCGTAAGTCTACCGATGATTGTTACATTATTCTCTACCATAAATAATTAATCCTCCTTATTTTTAAGGGCTACAAGCTCCTTATAAACATCTGTCGCTACCTCAAAGTCAGTTATCTTATTATAGTTTGCACTACCCGAAACCGACTTGATTATATCTGAAATTGTTTTCTTCGCCACACCGCTGTCTGCAAGTTCTTTAGCGAGTTTGTTAATGCTGTCTATAGCCATTTCTATCTTAGACTTCTCAGCCACAGGAACATCTGCAACCGGCTCTTCCTCTGCGGCGGATTTATTAACCGGCTTCGGAGCGGGGGCGTCACCAGCGTTTGCCCAGTCAAACAGAGCCTTGCCGTCGCGCTCGGTCAGCACATCGTATCTGCCCTCGAAGAGGTGTGTATTATCTTTCTGAGCTTCCGCTATGTGGGTGTCCTGCGCGATATTAAAGGTTAGAGTGTAGTTGTACTCCGTGTTATCTCTCTGCTTGTAGCCCATACCGACTTTCTTAGGAACCTGTTTTCCGTTTCTATCCTCAAGAACATAAGTGTCCTTGCCTCTAACGGTGGATATAATATGTATGGGAGACTGAAGAACCTTTTCCATAAAGGCGTCATGTCTCGGAGTTACCTTACCCCAGTTGGTATAAGAATTGCCCGGCATCTTGTCGTGATAATCAACACAGTAATCCCACTCATGAGTTATGCTGTCGATAACAAGAGCCTTATATCCGCCGTCAACCGCATCCTCAATAGCCTGAATGTATTTCTCGGGAGTATACGGAGCCTGAAGCTGAAGGTCGTCGAAGTCGAACTCGTTTGCGTAATATCTTATACGACCATTCTCCGTGTCGATTGCGGCAACTCTACCACCCGCAGCGGCGGCTATGCCCTTCGCCAGTCTCAGCGCCGAAAAAGTCTTGCCACTTCCGCTTGGACCCGCGAGCAGCACCTTAAGCCAAATCTGTTCTCTTTTTGCTTTCTGAAATCCCATTTGTTTTACCCCTTTTCATTTTTATTATTAAAACCATTTCGGATTTTAACCGTAATTCTCCTCAACGCCTTCATCAAACACTTCGTTAATGAGGTTTATTAGATAAGTCTCATCAACCTTTTGTCCTTCCTCTTGCAGTGTGCCCACCTTATTTATAACAGCGCCAAAATACGCGCTATCAACCCCGATAAGCTGTTCTTCAAAAACATGAAGATTAGTAAGATCGAGAGCGTTAAGCTGTAGTATCATTTTGACATATTGCCCTGCATTTATATTCCATCCGCGCTTTAAAAACTTTCGCGCACGAATTACCGAGCAAAGCGTATATTTACTACCGATGTAATAGAGTTCTTTGTTAATAATAGCCTCAAGAGCTCTCGGCGGCATAACTAACGAGTTATTCCAGCTCGTCCAATACGAAGTACAATGGACGAAATCGTAGTTCTTATGTATCTCTTCGGGTTCTCCGTAAAATCTAAGTACAATCTGAACTCCATTTTTTAGTGTAATAGCATTATTTGTAATAAATATCGGACTATATGGCGGTAAGTCGTCAACCGAAATTTTGGTACTCTTCTTCAACTCGTCGCCTATTAACGCCATCGCTCTGCGATATTGGGCATCAGTTTCCTCGTGAGGAATATAGTCAACGCCAACTGCTCCGACACTACGAACGAAAACACGCACCCTCTCATCGTCTCGCTTCTTATCGTTTTCTTTTAATACAGTCCATCTCTCTGACGATTTGTTCCAATAGCACCTCTGTACAGTAGGCTTTACGCCTTTATCATCAAGTTTCTCCTCGACAAATTCAGTATATTTTTTGACATAATATTCCGCCACCTGTATTAACGCTTTTTCGTTTCTGAAATATACGTCATAATCATGCGGCTTCTCGTCTTGAAGAAGCGACACAATCGCACCGCCAGTTATAATAGCATTGTCGCTAATAGCATCTTTTATGGTTTCGTCATCAACACTCGACACCCAGTCACCTATTTTTCTTTTAAGGTGTACTTTAATGTTTTTGCCCTGCATAGCTTCACCACCTTACAGTCCAAGTATTTTCTCGATGAACACAAGAATTGCTTTACCATAAAGACCAATCAGATTAAGAATGTTAAAAAGAAATGCGTCAATCATTATCGTTCTCCTCCTTTGTAAAATTTCTTCCTTCGTCCGATGCGTAGAATAGTTTTCTAAGCGAGCAGATATCACGCGGTATCGACTCTTTATCCTCTGTTTCTGCGTAAATTCGTTTAAGCCACGCATAATACTGATTCATTAATGGCGTTGTAAGAGACGAAGTTTCCTTGCCATCAAGATGTCCGCGTCTAAGGACCTTGCAGGAAACGCCGCGAAGGTATTTCCAGAGATTATAGTAAGCAAGTTTAAGCTTAACCATATAACCGTCGGCATCTTCGACGACAAATCCCTCTATATGCCTGTTGTTATACAGATAATCAGGCGCTGTGACCGTGTAATACCAATCGAAGAATGTCTGCCAATCGTTAATTACAACAGCTCGCTCTTTGTGTTCGAGCCCGAACTTGTCTGCAACACTTATAAGCTCGTCATAACTGAACTTTTTGAACTTCAACTCGTTGTAAACAATATCAAGCAAGAAAAGATGATTTTCCGGATAATCAATTATGTGTGGATCTCTCTGCATATCAATACACTCAAACACAAATGTTACATTGTTCTCCTTTGAAAATTCTTTCATTTTCTGCTGTGTATCAACAGGGATTTTCTTATCTATCATCTCTTTAAGCCACGATGCATAATTACCATCCGGATTAGATTTCGTTGTAACAAACAGCGAATCATCTATCTCGTTATATGAAACTAACCCGAGAAACCCGTTTTCTTTAACATACGCAGTTACAGGAAACTTAAGCTTGTGCTGTAACATATCAAACTTTGTCTCCGGTCGCTCGTTTACATTAAAGAATTTTGTATAGCCTCTTGCGACTATTTTTCCTTTGGGAATGTTGATATACAAACCTCGTGCCCTAATCGTCTGCTCATCCCATATCTTGTCAGAGAAAGCCTGTTTTGAGAAGTTAAAAGACGAGATATCACCGAACTGCTTCTCGACTACCTGCTTATTACCTCTCAGAGCCAGAATAGCATCTGCAACAGACTCGTTCTTTTTTATCTTTGCAGTATAATCAATTCTCTCTTCAGTCGGTAAATATATATTGTTTTTAAACTCGCTCACCTTTATCTCATTGCCAACAAAACTAACAACTCTTATAGAGCCTCCAAACTCAACATTCCCCTCAAGATTGAAGGCTCTGCAAGCCTGAATGGGATTTCCTTTAAGATTTCTGTGCCCATGCACCTGATAAGCGTCAGTATTTTCGCAGAAAGACTGATCAACAACATCGGCGTCGCTATAATTCCCGGAGCCTTTAATCATTTGGTCTGTAGCTACCAGCGTGAGATTGTTGGGCAGCGTACTAAGACCACCGTGTGTAGCCAATATAGTTTTGCCACGATATATATAATAGGCGCATTGCCCGAAACTTCTGTAAAGTTTGCGAACATCCTTTTTAGTAAAAGAAGCGCTTTCAAGCTGAGCTCTTGTATGCATCTCAAACTCTTTTGACCCGGTAGTTCCGTCATTAGCCCAAACCCACATATGTTTCTCATGATTTCCCTCTATGAGATATACATTCGGTTCTTTATAGATGCGAAGAAGCTCCTTTACTACCTCTGCATTTTCAATTCCTCTGTCAGTATAGTCTCCGCAGAACACAAACAGCTCATTAGGTTTCTCGGTTACATCCCCGATTGCTTCTTTGAGTGCCGTATAGCAGCCATGAACATCTCCGACAAAGTGAACCGCATCGTATTCCGAAACATCCATAGGTTTGAACCACACCTTTGAAAGCTCATCCGGTTTTATAACGGTTATCCCCGACGGAATTTTTTGAGTAGCGAAACGAGCATACATATTATCGATTACTGTTTCAGGAACCTGTTTAACTATAGGTCGCATTTTATTTCGCCTTTTGGTTTCCTCAACAGGAATGTCGGTAAAGTCTACACAATAAATCCTATAGCGATAACGGTTACAAAGTTCCGCATAGCGCTTCATCTCGGAAGTTTTGGAGTTCGTCGCGTCAATAACGGTGAACTCTCCTCGCTCCATTCGAGACTCAAGAATCTGAAAGAGTGTCTTCCAGACCTTAGTGTCATTCGACTGACTTATACACTCTTCGCCACAAACATTTAAAGTGGGCGAAGCGTACATCAACCTTATCTCGTCGGCGGATAGTGTATAGGGTTCAAGTCCATTTTGTTCAATCCATGTTGACTTACCACACCCAGCACTACCGCGCAACAACAGTAATACCCTCATTCATTCCCTCCTTACTTTTGAATCATTATCGAACTTCCATCGTCGCCGGTCATCACACTCGGGAGCTTTCCGTCCCACTTCTCTATGTATTTTTCTTTAAGAATCTTATCTGTCAGGGACTTCTCAAGAGTGTCATTTGCTTCAGCTTCAGCCTTAGATTTTATAAGCTTCGCCTCTGCGTCTGCCTTTGCCTTATCCACAGCCTTTTTATTTTCGATTTCCTGCTGTTCTGCCGCAAGCTGAGCCTGTTGTTTTGATGCTATCGCCGCCTGATATGACTCGTCAAAGTCAATGTCGTTTACCGTCACTTTGAGTATCGCAACAACATCCTCGCCGTACTTCTCGTCTATAGAAGCCTGAAGATTTTTCATTATCAGCGGTTCAACTATCGAGCGGTTCGTCGCGTCGGTATCGCTAAGCACTTTACTACTGGATTTAATAGCCGAAGCAACTATGTTTTCGGACACCAGAGAGTTCTTGTAGTCCGAGACATTAGCGTAGATCCACGCCGACCTGTCGGGGTTAATCTGATAAGTAACGGTCACGTCTGCGTAGTAAATTGCTGTTCTGCTTTCAGTCTCCGACCAGATTTTGTCGCCGCCGAACTGTGCGTCCTGCTGTTTGTTATTTACGAGCTTTATGCTCTGAACAATGGGCACTTTCCAGTTGAAACCACTATGTACAGGCTGGTCGCTTATCTGACCGAGCGTCGTTCTCACTCCCGTATATCCGGTCGGCACAATAGCCGCTGAAGCTGAGAGTACGAACAGACATATCGCCAACACAAAACTTACTATAGGAATTGCCACCGGAATGTTGTCTCCATAGTATTCTCTCTTTCTGTGAGCTAAAATCGCACCTACAGCCGTGAGAACCACAGCTATAACTATCATTACAATACTAAATATCATTTGATTTCCTCCTTGGTTTAAATCCATCTAATTTTCGGTTCACCCTTGAACCCCTTTTCCCAAACAAACCACGCATACGATATTGCGCTCGATTTTATTTTGCTAAAATCGCCGTTTGGAGCACACTTCATTCTGTCTGAAAAACATATACATATTTTGGCGGATTCTCACGAAAAAACTCTCTTCGTCCTTTGCTTTCGAGAAAAGTAGTTTTTAGGAACATCGCTATCTTAGTTGAATTCATAGATATCTCTAAAGCTTTCTCTATGAATTTCTTGGCACGTTTGTACGGCGGGTTTGTGATTATATCGCGTGATATACACTCAACAGGGGGAGCAACACTTAAGAAGTCCGCCACATATGTATTTGGATAACCCCTATCCACAATGTCACTCGACAGAACGTCGTAGCCATGAGCCTCCAACACTTTTGATATGTGTCCTCCACCACAACAAGGTTCCCACACATAGTGAGAAAATTTCTCTCTTTTCAGCAGCTCTTCAACTGCCTTCGGGTCAGTCGCGTAATAGTCGTCGTCCGCCCTGCTTTCATTTGAGTGGTTTGACGCTCCAATAATTTTATATACGGAGTTTGCGTCTCCACTCCAATCCTGAGCCATTTCATCTCCCCTTCTCATTTTCATTTTTCAAATCAAAACCCGATTCCTTTTAGTCCGGAATTTTTCAATTAATTTTATCAAGCAAGGAATTGGGCTTTAAAAGGTCAACCATAATAGTATTACTTATAGGGATACAGCGAGCACAACTAGTAGCATCTAGCGAATCCCGCGAGTCCCCATGAAAGGAGTAATGCATATGTCAACTTATGAGTTGATCACTTCAATTTGCAGGATATTATCTATTATAATTGAGCTTATCAATACCTGCAAAAAAGAAGGAAAACCCACATGGCGTGGGCGAGTGACAGTCGTTCCCTACCATCTATTTGTAGGATATTATCTGTTATAATCGAAATTATAAAACCTGTCTATCATGGTTAACCTTTCAAAACCCAATTCCTTTTGGGTTAAATTTACGCCCCCTTCAAACTCGACAAGAATTTGTTAATAAGATAAGTCTGACCTTTACCTGTGACTTTCGGCGTCTTCGCGATATCTACCGTGCCATCGGGTCTGTAGAAAGCCGATATCTTAACCTCGAACAGACCTAAGTCCATAGACTTCTGCGTCGGCATATTCTTTCTGTCACCCGACTTTATCAGATAGTCGTTCATTCTCAGCCACGAGAAGAGACGATTCTGCCCAATATCGACGCCGTTCTGCTTTATAAGCTTCGCAAGGTCGCCGACTGGAATAGATGTCTTCGAGCTTTCTACAGCCTCAGCGAACAGCACCTTCGGAGCCTGAGCTTTTAGCTGATTTGCCATTCGTTTTGTTTCGTTGAGCATAAGCGTGATAGCTTCTCGCCCATATGTATTGCAGTCCGCAAAGTAATAATCGACGAACTGCTTCGTGTCGTTCACATAGCCGCCTGTCTTGCGGATAATGGGCAGAACTTCGGCAGTTATCCAATGCTTGAACTCTTTTGCTTTCGGGAGCTTGCTTGAGAGGATAAGACTGTAAAGACCAGACTCGTTGATGAGAGTTGTTTTGCTCTTGTAGTTAGAACCATCCCCCTGAATTAGGGTAGTGGTTTTGTCTTCCTGATCCACATGAGCCGATATGGCGTTTTCAGGCTTTGCATACCCCAGCGCTACAGCCACATCCTTGCCGACGAAATACGGCTCGCCGTCGATCTCCAAAGCCCTAACATTTCCAAGCTCTTCGTTCGTAAATAATGTCATTTTGTTCTCGTCCATTAAATTCCTCCTTTGATTTTCGTTTCTATTTCTTCCGCGAATCTTTTGAATCTCGGCAAAACCGCAACCCTCAGCTCGTCGTCGAATTTATAGTAGATTGCTATTGGTTCGCCACACTGACTGCACCGAGCAACATAGCCGACAAGCTCCATGTTGTTTACACATTTCCGAGGCACAACCTCGTGAGCTATTAGAGTGAGAAGCTTAGACTTCCTCATTTCTTCTCCTCCTATACTTCAAAAGCTCACTGCCATATTTGCTTCTCACATATTCCCTACGGCTAACTCCGTATTTCTTCTGTATGTATCTGTCTACAAACTGCCTTTCGTTGTAGAGTTGCTGTTCGGTCTTGTAGAACCGACACCCGCCATATTCGCACAGCTTTTCTGTAAGCACAGCGCAGCAACTTCCTCTGTCTGCAAAACATTTATGTCTATTCATAAAGTCCTCCAAATTCATCCAAGTTTTTCAATACCCTTTTCGTGTAGTGAGTAAAGTGAATATCCTGTTTCCATAGGCGTTTTGCTCCACCCTCGCCGCAGTTGTAAGCCATTAGCGCATCTGCAAGTGAATAGCGCTTCAGATACCCGCTAAGGATGTACACGCCGCTTTCGATGTTCTGTGCTGGATCAAACAAATCTGTGACACCTAACTCGTCTGTAAGCCACGATACATTACAAGCGTTGATTTGCATCAAACCGTAGTCGTTGGTTGCGCTAATCAAAGTCGGATTGAAATTGCTTTCCGTTTTGATAATTGCTTTGATAAGAGCCGCCGAGACACCGTACTTCTCGGCAATCTCGGCAATTATTTCGTCGTATTTTGTTTTTGAATCGGCGGGTCTTTGTTGCTCTGTGGTAGAGGCGATTTCTGTTTCGGATTCAATTTCCGTTTTCAAGTCCAAAACCGATTCGTTTTCAGTTTCGATTTCAATTACCTCTGCGCTCGGAGCTTCTACCGGCAAGGCATTACCGACCATAAGAAACGCTCCTATGCTCAGCACCAGAGCAAACGAAAGACCTTTTATTATTTTTGAATTTGACTTATACATAGGCATTAATTGTTATGTTGTAAATGTCTCTGTCCGTGCCAAAGTCGAGTATGTCCTCCATATCAGAGGCAAGTCTAACTTTCTCGACACGATATGTATGATTGAAAGGCGCTGTACTGCGTCCCCGATTCTTGACGCAGTTCCATATATCCCAAGTAGAGACGCCAATCTCTTCGGCGAGCTCTCGCATTGTGTCGCCCATAGCAAATGGAAGCTCATAATCGTCGTCGTCAACGGCAATGTAAACAATTTTAGGTTTCTGCATAATAAATTCCTCCTATTTTCTCGTTGACATTCAACCGCCCTTGTGTTATAATGACAATGGCAGGACTATGCCCCTATAAAAACACGCCAGTGTTTAGTATAAGAGCATACGAATGTCGTTCCTCCTCATCGAATTGGGAAGCCGTCGCCAAACGCTTTTACCCTTTCGTGGGGAGTCTTCTTTTTTTTAGTCTTCTATTCCGCACAAAGACCGTATTTCTTCTACCGCATCAGTTATTATATCAAACTGTTCGCGGATATCTTCAACAAAGTCTTCTGCGTCCATGTGTTTTTGAGAACCTTTCAGATTCTCTGCCCAACCATCGAGTCGATCCTCTTCGTCATCTAAGATGTCGTTTGCAAATTCGACCCTATCGTTTATGTATCGAGCAGCTCTCGCGAGTGCTCTCTTGTTCTTACGAGTCAAGTATATCACCTCACTTTGTTGATTTACCAAAAACTATGAAAATAATTTACGCAACTTGTTTTTCGAACATTTCTTTGCAAAGCTCGTAAATTTCATTATTGGAAACCTGTTTTGAAGTAACCAGCTCATTTATGTCTGTCTTTCCGAGGACGAAATCTGACACCGCCTTTCTCGCTTCGTCGTATCTGAGGATTGTGTCTTTGAGGTAGCTCATCGTAATTCTTACATCTGAATGTCCGAGCATACCCTGTAAATCTCTCATAGCATAATCATTCGCACCGCCGTCGTGACAACACAGCACTATATTGGCAAATGATTTCCTCATGGTGTGAGACGAGATGTGTATCGGCAACCCCGCTTCCTTTCCCGCGCTTTTGAGATATCGTGAATAGCTTTGCTCCTGTAGTCTCCCGCCGTTGTTCTTCGAGAAGATATAATCATCGGGAGAACAGTTGCGTCCGCCGAGCCACTTGCGATATTCTGTAAGCGTTTCCTTTATCGCATCTGAAATGAAACACCGATTGATTTTAGATGTCTTGCTCTCGACTACGGGTATACGGTCTCTGAACTCGCCGTCGTCGTCCATAATCCAACCCCATTTTAATTTAACGAGGTCGCTTGCTCTAAGACCGAAGCAAATGCCGCAACGGAACATAGCCCAGTTTCGTATTCCCATTCGTCCTGTGTTTTTGAGCTTATCCAGTACAACACACATTTCATCATAGGAACGAATCGAATCCGCCGCATGAGCTATTGGAACGCCGTCCGATTTTACACCGGACAGCAACCGCTCTTGTTTTTTCTCTTGTTCTAATCGCCGATTTGCTTTTCGCTCCTTTTCTGAAAATTCATTTTGAATCCGATTTGTTTCCCACAAGGATTTATATCTGTCTCGCTCTTCTGCTGTTTCGCGGAGGAGCTTTTTTAGTCTTGCGTTCTGGGCTTTCAGACTATCAATAAGTATGTCTTTATTAACATCAACACTGGTTATCTGACCCAATTCTGACGCTCCTTCCAAGCATTATACACTCGATTGAAATTGCCCTGAATACTGATAGGATAACCGCGATAACCCTGACGCCTTATCTCACGCTCTGCAAGAAGCTCAATCCACCAGTAAAGCACCTCTGGATCGCTCTCAAGAGCAGGAAGATATTCTTCCGGGAAATGAGTGTTATCGCCTCTGTGCCATTCAGATTCATATTTATCTCTTAAATTTCCCCTCATCTCCGCAGGCGGTGCTGGATTTGCCGCAATGCGCTGCCGCTCTCTATCTATTTCGTCCCAACGCTCTTTAACATCGGCTCCAACAAACACCGCCGAAGCACCAATCAGACCAAGAAATGAACCCAAAAATCCCATTTTACAAATTTCTCCTTTCATTAATCGAACTTTAGTCGAACATTTGTTCCATTTGCATTTTTTATTATAGTCCAAAAAAATTCTCTTGTCAACAGGGAATTTTTTCCTGTTGTAAGTTGTCACTTTTATCGGACACTCAAATCATTTTCCTCTACTTTACTTAAATCATTATTTATAGCTTTGCACAATAGCCTTCTTAAATCATTAGAACGACCATTTTCAAGCCAACATTCCTTCAATGCGCGCCAATTATCTTCCTTTTCAAAGAAACTCGCAATCTTATCAATCAGCTCTTCATTCATTTTCATAATATTACCTCCGTTACTGTAAACTCTTCAACAGTTTCTTCACAAGAAATTTCAATGAGTTTTGCCTTGAACCAATCAATAAATTCCTTTTCGGTCATTATCTGAATCGTATTGTATTCTGTCAAGAACAATTTTATTACCTGTCCTTCGGTAAGTGCATATCCATACATCTCGTTTGTCTTAGCATGAATCTTATAGTGTGTGAGTGTAATATCAATCTCGTTAATATATTCACTTCCGTAATCACAGGTGGGACAACCACAGAAACGATAAGAGTTATCTTCATAGTTTGCGATACCGCCGTCAATCATCTTAATAAGCATTTTACTTTTCCTCCTCTTTACAGAACAAATCCGCCGCGAATTTCTATGAATTTTACTTTCCATTCGCCGCCAAATTCATCAGACAATATCTTTTCAAATTTTTCTACGTTAACCCCAGCCCTACCAATCAGAACTCCGGGTCTGATTGTATAGATTTCCATTACTTTATCGCTAATATCCCTGTAATAACCAATAGGCTCAGCATAACCAATTTCATTTAGCCATTTCTTGAGAACAGTTTCTTCCCTATCTTTCGCGTATACCAAACAGTCTCCTCGAAACTTTTCCCAACTTTTGTTATTCATTATTGATTGTCACTCCTTTTTAAGTTTTCTACTTAAAGTTCCACTTGCAAATCATTTTCCTTTATGAGTCGAGCCGCTATAACAGGACTCAGCTTAACCGTCGGCAAAGTAATTTTGTTTGCACCATTGCTCCAAGTTTGATGGCTACCGCAACACCTCACCTCCTTATAGCCGTTATCCCGTAAAATTCTCTTGAACTCTTTTACTTTGAATTGAGTCAATCTGACATACACACCTCCACAACAGCATAATTTCCAAACTGTTCACACTCCTTATCGAATAGATAATTTAATAGCTCTGCAAAGTCATTTCCTTTTCCGGCATATCCAAGCTTATTTGCGCTGTCCCGAATTGATTTCATCTTAGGACACGACTCGCAGCTATGTATTGAGCAGAGCTTGCTTCCGATACCGGAACAAGCCACAAACTCATCTCCATTTTTCGTTTTTGCTACTACTGTTTGATGTTCCATTTTCCCCTCCAATTAACAGCCGCACACTACTTTTATTTTTCTTGTTATATCCGTCATAACTGATTCGTCGGTGATTTTACCCACTCTCCTTCCTAATCTCGATTTGTCTACCACTCTCAGTTGTTCACATAACGCTTCCGATTCATCTCTTACGCCCTGCTTACTTGTTATTTTGACGTGCGTCGTCGCCATAGACGGTTTTATTTTTGTTGATAAAGGCACGATAACCGTCGTCGGCGAGTGAGCATTTCCCACATCGTTTTGCACTATAATCGCAGGTCTTGTGTTCCGTTGTTCAGACCCCACTCCATCCAGCGAAACCAAGTAGATTTCTCCTCTCTTAATTATTTTAATCTTCCTCTCCCATATTATTTTTTACTTACGATAGCTCAGATGCTATCATACACCTCAACGATTTCTATTCCTAACTTCCGTATAACAGTTTCGGTGAAATTGTTTTTCATTTTCTCCTGAAGTCGAGTTTTACTTGTACTTCTGCCATAGATTACTCCATGCTTGTCTATTATGTAATAGATTACTCCATGCTTGTCCGTTATGTGATAGTATATTTCTTCAGCCATTCTGTACCTCATCTCTTTCCTTCCGGACTCCATTTTCTCGTCGTCTACCCGCTCCGTACTGAAACTCACACTCGCCGGATTGTCACACACACACATTTCCATCCATATGCTCACAATACACGCCGGTAAAAGCTCGTCTGCAATATGTCGTATTCAGTATCATAAACTCACCACCGTCTTTGCTTTCGCCTTTTCGTCGCTCATCACCGCCGATATCGCCACCGCACACGGCTTCCAACAATTACCGTTATGTGCGCAGTTTTTGCAATATGTTTCCAACACTTCATACACCGTCATATCACGCTACCTCCGAATTTGTTTTAAATTCGCTAAGAGCTTTCACCACAGCTTTGTATGTATCGTTCTCTACTGCCTTATCAACCTTACTAAGCAGCTCTGCGTTAAGAGCGGTGAGTGCTTTCATCCTTGTGTCATATTTTTTAGGAATCCTCATACCGGAAGCAACATCGGTTACATACCATCCATCACTCCGCTTATCAAAACCAAATTCGATTTCTCTTCCTCGTGGAGTTCTTACTACCTGTCCATAACCGCTGACCCGCTCAAAGTGATTGAGGGCTTTGGAGTCGTTCCTGTCAGATATCGCTGTGTAAAAGTCAAGTTTATACATTTTCATTTACCTCCAACTCTTAATCAGTTACATCACCGTCTATTAGCCGTTCAGCCGTCATAGTGTCATACTTAATACCCGCACACGCAAACTCGGGATTGTGTCCCACCGCGTCTGCCGACACCCAAACCGACCACCTATTAACAGCTTCTCTCTTCGCCGTCTCTTCGTCGTCTGCTTCAATCTCATATGTAACTCGTCCTGAATAGTTGAACTGTACAAGATATTCCATTTCGTTCTCCTTTTTTAAATAAAATCTACTATGAGCATACTGTCACCCATAACTACATCAGAGCACCTCAGTGTGTCTAATATCGTTTTCTCAATAGCTTCGCCTGCGTCTTGATAGCACCACGAATCTTCCCATATCGAGCAAAATGACGCGCACCCTCCGCCATAATAATCTGAGAACAGTATTAGGTCTGCTGAGTCAAACCCCGTATCTACAGCCTTTATTCCATACCAGCCACAATTATCATCGCGCAACTCGTCGAAGCTTTTGTTCGCGTTCTCAGAGTCTATTACAGCGAAGTCACAATCCGGAAATCGACTACCCTCACGAATACATCTACGCGCCCTTTCTCCGAGATAATTACTCAGCTCGCTTACTGTACAAACTATTCTCATTTCAATACTCCTCCGGAAACAGCATGGTCGTCACATTACCCTCGTCGCCGAAGTCTGTGATTATCCAAATCTCGCCCTTACTTGTGTTATATGCGGCGAGCGTTCGTCCATCGCCTACCCGAACCGCCTCGTCGTTTAAAGCCTTGTCCTCTTCGGGGATATCACCCCAATCGCACTTTGTGTATCGCCCGAAAGCGTCGAGCAGCTCCTCGCAAATTTTACCGTCACCGAGTATATTTGCTATACCCTGCGTCATGACCTGCATTCCTAAATCAAATTTCAATTCCATTCCAAATTTAATTCCTTTCTGTTAATCACACTCAACAAATTCGCCGTTTCTAAGAGTGTACCAAGTATCGGCTTTAATTTTTTCTCCATCCACAATTGCCGCTTTTATATTATTTAGTGGGTATCTATAACCATTCCAAGTGGTCCTCTCTACAAGAACAATTGCTGAACCAAGTCCTCCCTTTGCTCTTGATTGGATACCTGTCGCTATTGCAATAGAGCCTTCTTCTGTTACTGATGCCTCAGCGCGCCCACCCATATTTAAAGCTACCGATTCAGCAGCTTTGTTTATAGCTGTTGAATGGTTGCCGACATTTATTGCTACTGAATCCTCACCGTAACTTATGGCAGCGGAACGTTCCCCCGTATTCGCTGCTATAGACCGATATCCACCACTCAGTGCCGCTGAACCTTCGCCTATATTTGCTGCTATTGAATGAGCTTCTTGACCCCATGCAACTGAATAATCACCCGTATTTGCTGCTATTGTAAAACTTTTTACAGTCGATGCCAGCGAATAGTTCCCAACATTTGCCGCCATCGAGCCATAGCCTTTGTTTAATGCTATCGAACAGTTCTCTACATTTTCCGCCATCGTATGGTCGCCGGTATTTATAGAACAAATTTCACTTTCACCACTTTTGTCTATTGCGGCTTGTATCAATTCCTCAAGACTAATCTCATTACTAATTTCTATTTTTGTAGAAGCAATCTTCGAGTCATCACCGTTTTCGGAAAAATCGCCATCTTGTTCTACTTCACAATATCGATTTTCATAGCAAGGAGGATAATATTGAAGTACATTAAGTGGATTAGCGCAAGCATGGAATCCTTTTTCACAAGCTTCTGCTTCTTTTTCTTCGTACTCTTTCCCTATTTCATACTGAAAACCTCTGCACTTTAAATCCTTGTCAAAGCCTTTATATGCTTTCATTTTTATATCTCCTTTCTATTTGTTTTTTTTATTTTAGCGTTTGCTTCAGCATTTGTCTTTGTTTGGGCAAGTATCACAATCGTAACGCACCCAATGTTCATCGCCGTCCTTACCCATACAATCACTCTCGCCTTTGAGTTTTACATATATGTCATATGCTTCGTCTGTCTTGTCGTCTATTGATCTATAATAAAAATCACAGTTTTCGTCTACACAGTTGTCGCTCCAAAACACGCCAACATTACAACCGCAATCCTCGTCAGCCCATTCCCCTTCAAACCTAACATCGTTTATGCAGCATATTTCTGCAAGCTTATTGAGTACGGGTATAGGGCAGCTCCACGCCGTATCAAACCACAGCGTATTCTTGTTGTTGAGTGAGGAGTGTTGCGCGTTCCATTTCGTGCCCCAAATTATTTAAGCTGTACAGCTCCCTCTCCCTCTTGCCTAAATCACCGCGATAAATGTTGTCGGGCATTGGAATAATTTTGTTGAAGTCGATTTTAGACCCATTTCCTTTTATGTACTGAAGAACCCTGTCTATATTCTCCTGATCTCCGTGAAACACAATTCGATTTGTTACCCAATTTGGCATTTTAATTCTCCTTTTTGAATTAATATTATTGATAATCAAACATGGTTACGCGCCTCTTCTTATTACTTCGTAGTTCTTAGGGATTCTGTTTACCGGCACATATGTATATTCATTTAAGTTCATCCAAAACGGACGACTAAACTGATACGCAGCCGGATGCTTTACCAACCGTTTTTCAGTACCGTCCCACAAAGTGAATTTGATTTCACTTCCGATTGGCAGATTGCTGAGTGCGTCTGGACTCTTTTTCTTTTTTATATTCTCATAGCAGCGCTCTCGCCATTCCTTTGCCCACTCATACTCCGTAGGGGTAAGCACATCAAGTATTCCTTTCGGACAATCATAATAACCGGGACCAGTGCTTTCATCCATATCCTTGTAAGAAAAGTTAAAATAGTCTTTGTTGTTAACGGACGTGAGCATTACCACTCCAAAAACACTTTCCTTTTCGGGCTTAGCTCCCGTTTTGAAAATGGTTTTCTTTACAGCGGCATAGTAAGTAGAGCCTACCATAGCAGATTTGAGCACTTCATATCTCCCCTTGTTGCCTACCATATCGCAATTCATTATGCTGTCGCACTCTGCTTTTCTATCTATTTTGCCGTTCTTATAGAATGACGCATGATAACTTGTCCATCCCATTTTAAAATTCCTCCTTGTAAGAAAAGTTAAAATAGTCTTTGATTACTTCTTCAATTACATTATTGTTTTTGTCCATCCAGTATGTATTCGCGCCCAATTTTTCTTTCTTATACCCTTTGCTTAACATTTGGTATTCCTGCTCCGCTATTGGGTCGTGCCATTGAAGACCTCTTGCCTTATAGAGCGGAATCCAGTGTACATCGTAGAAATTGTAACCCGCTCCGTCTATGCCAAAGAAATATCCGAACTCATCAGATTCGTAAATTCTAAACCCACATTCCGACATGATTTCGATTCCATCTCCGTCTTCAAGCCACCAATCATCTGCGGAGTCGCCAAACGACCACATTGTACCCCACATTGGAAGAGCATCATCATATACTACTTCGAACTCTTGTCTGTAAGCTTTAACTGTCTCAAAGGTTTCAAGTTCAATCGTATACACAACACCATTATCTTTATTATCTACGCCTGTGATTTCTCCGTCTCCACTTCCTTTGAGATCCGCGTAAAAATACACGCTATCGCCAACCGCAGGTTCAGTCACCTCGTGGATGTCCTCATCGCCGATGTTCATCAGCTTCTCGATCATGCCCTGCGGGATTGCGTTCATTTCGTGAACCCAGCGTTCAGTTGCATCTTTGATTGTTAAACCGTTATTCATTTTAACTCTCCTTTCCTTTTATCCTTCAACCTCAACCACAAAACTGTTGTCCGGATCCATTTTACAAGGCACTCCATTTGCGCTTATCGCCACATATTCAAACAATGGAATTACCATTAAGTATTCGGAGTCGTATACATATACCGTTCCCGAATCATCCACAAAGAAATCATCTATCTCCTCTCCAACTTCAATCCAGTCACCGTCTGACGATTGAAGGTATGCGTCGTCTGGTATAAGTGACACTTCCTTGGACACAGGCTTAACTTTACTCTTAGATTTGGATTTGTTTTTGCTGTCATAGTAGTCATAATTATCGTACCATCCGCCGTAGCACCAATTTCCGCCATCCCAACTTCTATTGTATACGAGCTCCTTCCATTCGAAGAAATTGCTACACTCATTTGCTATAAGCTTCTTTGCTCTCTCAACCTGTGCGTACATTTGCGGGATAGAAACAAATTCGTGCTGAGTATGAGCGTTATAATATCCACACGACAAATTAACGGCAGCACACCCGAGTACCGGCGCTATATCCACTATGTCCGAATAAGAACCGTAGTCTCGCTTAAATCCGTATTTTTCTACCGTTTCAGCAAACACCTCGTTATCAAGCTCATAATAAACCGCGTCCTTTTCGTGCGCTCGGTCAAATTCGATTATGAAATTGATTTTCGGTTTTATTCCACTCGCGCAAAACTTTCCCGCACCCACGCCGCCGATTTCCTCATCCTCCGTAAAGAGCACATGACACCGCAGTTCTTTGATAATTTCGAGAATCATAGTGATACCGCACCTGTCGTCTCCACCTATACCATACGGCGACATCATTATACTTTTATCTTCCGACATACAAATGATATCAGGAGTCCGTTTGTGTACGGTGTCCATGTGAGCGACAAGCAGAACCGGAATTTCGCCCTCGGCATACACAAACCCGTCTCTTACTATTGGTGAATACCCCCTGTCTCTAAGATGACAAACCAACGCCGCCTTGAGCTTGTCCTGCGGAAACTTAAATATGTTAAGCAACTTCATTTTCTTTTTCCTCCATATATTCATCATAGCAAGTTTTACATAAATACGAACCGATTTCCTCTACATATACCATATTGTCCGCAAATTCAAGCTCATCGCACTTATAACATCTCGTTACTGCTTCGTAATATGCATCTCTACACATTGTATACCAGCGACCGCCTATGTAATCCTCTACTATAAGACTATCGCCATTGTCATCATACGCGACTTCCCTTTCATTGTGGTATTCGCAGTAGAATGTGCAGTCATCGCAATAGACTTCGCCATTAATTTCATATGCGTCGTCGTCGATCTCACAGCCGCAACGATGGCAATAAGAGCGGTTATTAAGACAATTACAGCACTGTAACTCTTCCGCATTATCATAATCTGAGTCCATCACATCACCACAATCAACACAATAGGAATCGCCGCCAATATGCAAACCGTATGTCGTTTCTGATTTCATTTCCTTGTTGTATGTGAACACGCACTCGTCGGGGTATTCCTCGTAATCTCGGTAATGAAACGTGTTACCATAGGTGACTATGTAGTAATCCCAATCATCATCGACCTTCTTCCACAAATTCGGTTTTTCAATGCATTTTGCTATAATATCCTGTACAACCGCTCTATAATCTCCATAGCTTTCGCCCGACGCATCGCCGCCCTTCGGGTAGAGGCGAGACTGCAAAAGCAAACCGTTTTCATAAAAGAACAACTGTCGTGTGATTTTCTTTTCCATATACCACCGATTTCCTTCGTATGTTTCGGGCAGCGTATAGAAACACATACTTGTACCATCGTTGGAATAACTGAGAGTCCCTGCCTTATAACAGCCCTGATACGCACCTGAGCGGTTAATGAAGTGACAACTACTCCACGAATTTCCATTTGACATCAGAAGAAAATCGCATATGTTCACACTCAGTACGGTTATTCTTTTTATTTTAAGCGGGTTAGTATCGTCTGCGGCTTTTGCAAACAACTTATTATAGCTTAAATAATTTCTGTCACCCTCCTCGTGTTCGTCTGTGAACTTCGTCGCGTCAATTTTACGGTCATCGCCTATTGGATATTCCTTGAATACTGTATTGATTACACGACTGCGCTTCATTCCGGAACGCATTTCCTTATAGTACCCGAGTCGGTTTATCGACTCCGCTTCGCGTTCGCTTATCTCTCGACTTGCACTCTGAGAAAGCAAGCTTATAACCGCATTAAACATTTTGGACTGCTCAAGCTCGTTTTCAATTATTTTTCTTGATGTATACACGACCAATTCATTAATATCTCTTTTGAACGCAGATAAGTCTGACCCCCTAACTTCATCACGGAGAAATATTATTGCCTTTGCTTCTTCGTTCCACATAGGATGGTTTCTTAGAATATGAAACAGAGTTTTCTTCTTATAAAACCACTCTCTGACATTGGCTTCTATTCCTGCCGTAGTAAAATCATTATCAATTCCGACCTCGTTAAAAATCCGTTCCACCTGTTCTGTATAGTATTCTATCTGCTTTGAATTGCTGTCGTATTTTTCTAAAAATTCCCTATTTTCGTTTTCGAAATACATTTTATTTTCCTCCTTGATTTAAAACTGAATATATTCTCGTTCTGAAGCCTTCTTAGAGGGCTCGGGTATCAAATTTGACGCCCCAATCCAATACCCGTGTCCGCTTTCGCAGTGTCCCTCGCAATCATGTATACCAATAGGTTCATCGAAAGCTATCCCTATCTCCAAACCCGCTGGGAGGGGTTCGTCCACACAACAAACCGTGGCTTTTGCGAACATCTTCGGTCCAAACAAGCTCATAACCGGTTCAGATAAGCTTATAACCCTGTCGCCTACTTTATATCCGTGACTCATTTTATTTTCAATTCTCCTTTTCTTTTACTCTTCGACTTCACCGAACACGGACTCATAGCCATCCGCATCCATGTTCTCTTCAGCAAACACCTTTGCTTCATCGATACCGATCGGTGTGATTTTGTTTTCCGTGTCCCAGCAATTCATGCCGCTGGATATTCGAGCTATAAAGAACTCACCGGTTTTCTTCTGATAAAGAGTTGTCCAACTGCTCGGCGTTCCGTTGCAGTAGCTTGTTCTGTCGCAAATTTCCTTTGCAGTTTCTGTGTTGTATTTCTTTCCCTTGATAACCTTATTCATTTCATTTTTCTCCTTAATTTAGTCTTTATCAAAATGCGGGTCGTACCAGCGCGTTGCCGTTCTCTTGCGCTTCTCGTTGAAAACTTTCTTCACTTCGTCATTAACGAATTTAATCTCTGATAACGGAAGAGCGTGGGGACAAAGGTCTAAAACTTCGTTGGGACTAATCCCGTAGCCATACTCTAAATACTGCCACCATGAGCAACTCGCATAATGCACACACTCCGAACAAGGCAATGTGTTTTCACAACCCTTATCCTCCTCAAACTCCGTATCTATTTCAAAATCCTCGTCCATTTCATTTTCCTCCTGAATTTTAATTTAATTTCTGAATCATCGTTCTCGCCATATTATCTACAGCGATATAACTGGAAGCCGTCGCCAAACGCTTTTCATCTTCGGTTGTCAGACTCACGCCCAATTCCTTTAGGACTTTGATTTTGTGTTTAACGAACCTTTTCATTCTGTCTTCTTCTGTCAACCGCAGCTCTCCTCCTTCTGTTTATGATTTTCTTCGCAAGCCATTGAGCTACGGCATCCTCCATCCGTTCCTCGAAAGCTATAATTTTACCCTCGTGCCACAGCGCATACAAAAACGCGACGACGAAGGCAATTTCAATTACAGTTGTGATTGCAAATCTCAATTCCATTTTGATTCCCTTTCTAATTTAAAATAAGTTTGTACCGTTTTGCCTATATGCCTCATTCCATTTTCGCGCCAGTTCCTCCGCCTCTCTACGGCTTTCGCATAAATGGCATATATCAGCGTTGTATCTTTTAAGTATAGCGATTAAGTTATTACCCGTCGCTATCGTGTCGGCGAAGGCGGAATACTTTCCGTTTTCGGTAATGACAACCACAACAAAAATCATTTTCATTTCAGATCCTCCACTCTCCGCATATGTTTCCGTTGCTGTCTATCACCTTGCCGTCTGTTCGCCCTTCGGCTACTGCTCTGCTTATCTGCCCGAAAATTCGGTCAAGCTCAGCTGCCGTGGTGTAGTAGTCGGCATATTCATTTTCCGCGTCACAGTCATGAAAAGCGGCGTTCCCGGTTTTGATTTCGATTTTCATTTTGATCTCCTTTCAGAAATTAACCACCATTTTCACGTTGTGAACTGGACTCACCAATTCGCCGCCAATATGGACTAACTCTCCAGTACCAACTCTAACAGCGTTGTACTCTTTTGACCCGCTTACCCTCATACAGTAATCGCCGTCCTCGGTACGAAACACATCTCCCCAGCATATTTCTCTAAAACCTACCCAGTCTTTCATTTCCTCTCTGACTTCCATTTTGTTTTCCTTTCTGATTTTAAATTTAGCAGCCGAGTTTGGTTTCCCTTTCACGGCGGCTCTATCTTATATCACGACTTCGGTGATTTACCAAAATCTTTTAAAATTTTACGCCACATTTTCTTCGTATTAGCTAAAGCTATACTTCGTATTAGCTAACGCTGTATTCGATTTACATCTCATACTCAACATAAATATCGCCGTTAGGCATATATACGCACGACCACACGCAGCCGCGCTCATATACAGCCCGTTCGGCTACACACATAGCATCATCGAGATTGTTGAAATGCTTTCCGATTACCAAACCGTTTTGCTTTTCAACTTCGACCCCATAGGTACTATAGCTCATGATTTCCTTTCCTCCTCTAATTTTATTCGCGCCGAATGACCGTCACCCCAGCGCACCAATACAAGAGCGGATATGCTATTTCCGTAGATAATAATTCCGCCCGTTATGTATGCCGTATACTTTTCGCCGTCGTTTTCAAAACGGATTTTCGTTTCAAATCCGACTCTCCACATCACTCCCTTTACAAACTTTTCGTATGACATAGTAAAATGTTCGCTCCTTTCATTTTCGTTTCGATTTTGTAGTATTTAGATTATGTTTTGAGAATAGAAACACTTCGGGAATATAATTTCATTACCAATTTCCGAGGCGATTTTCTTTAGCTTATTTCCCGCAATTCTTCGAGTATTTCATCTTCTCCAAATACGCGCTTTACTCCTTCCCATTCGTGACAACACGCCTTCCAAATCTTATAAGCGTTCGGATTTCGCGTTAGTCTACCGAATTGATTTTCGGTTTCGGTTTCATACCCAAATTCCGAACAAAAATCCTCATAGTCACCGGGGTCGTACTTCGTCAAACACGCGAGAATGTCGTAGCAAGTCGGCGTGATGTTGTGTGTTGTGTTATATATGGAATCCCAAAATGTCACGCGCATAACCTCGCCGGTATCGGTGTTTTTGATATAAACCGAGTAGCAGTTTCGCAAATAATTTTCCTCCCACATCGGATTTGAATTTCGTTCCTTAAAAGTGATTTTGATTTCAATTCCGTTTCGTTCTGAAAACTCATTTGCCTGCATGACATAATCATTCTGTATAGTGTTTACCATGATTTTCAATTCCTTTCTGTTTTTTTAAATCGTTTTAACAATCGCCTCTATTACAAAATGCTTATCGTATTTTGCAATGCTAACAATGCGTATACTTGCCCACTGGATTCCATTTTCGTCGCAATACGCCTCCACAACATCGCTCGCAATAGTGTTTCTTAACGATTCATCCGCCTCCGCCATGCATTCATATACAGCGCGACTTGCCGCCTCGCCAAATTCATAACCATCGACAAAACAATGTACTACAAGTGCGCGTTCAGGTTCTATCGGTGACGGGATTCGTGCCGTCGCTTTTATTTCGTCTGCTGTCGGTATTTTAACCGTTGTTGTCGTTGTAATCGTAATTTCTTTCATAGCTTCAAAACCTCCTTGAAATTCTTTTTCATTTAGGATATAAAATCCCCGCAGAATTGTAGATTTTTCTACGGTTGCATACTCTTTTTTGGATATAAAACCCCCGTCAAAACTGATTTTCATTTCATTTCAGACGGGGATTTTTAATTTTGATTTATTTTCACTTTTGAGCGTAAAATTTTTTATGCGGATTCTTCCTCACTGTTTACACCGTAGAATCCTATGCCGCCTTCCTCGATGTCTCTGTTTTCGGCGTACTCAAGATATTTGTTAAATTCTTCGTCCGTGATTTTTCCGGCTTTTTTCTCTTCGGCGAGTTTACGCATCGCGTCGAGCAGCCACGGCGCAGCTACAGACGCGCCGCCGTTCTCAGCTTGAATTTTTTTCGCCTCCGCTTTTGCTTTTTTGCGGACTTTATCGGCGGCGCGTCTTGCGCGTTCAATTTCTGTCTGAGCCTTTGCGCTCGATTTTTTCGCGGATTTTCTTGCGGATTCAACAGCCCCGGCGGGTTTAGGGTCTATCTTGCCGCTTGCGCGGTCTTTCTTTTCCTTGAACTCGATATTATAGGACTTTTCGGTAACTATGCGGTGAAGTATTTCAGCGATAAGCTTTTCGAGATACTTCGGGCGAGCCGCCGCAACACTCAGAACGCCGCGCCCCTTCTTCGCGTAGAGGGATAACAGATAACCGACATCGTGAGAATTTGCCTTGTAGATGTTGCCCTTTTCGCCCTCTGCATAAAGCATAGAGTCAATTATCATCTGTAATTGCTTGAGCAGTTGCGTGTTGCTTGTCGGCGTTTTGCCGAGATTGATATCACGGGCTTGTGTAGGCGTGGCAAACTTTTCCGCGACTGTTTTCACATCCGCGCCGATACTCTGAGCCGTTCTCATGCAGAGCAAACGATTAAAAGCCGCGACTTTGTAAACCCATGCAGATTCTGCGCCGAATTTCTTTCCGCGCTCAACAAAGAATGATTCAAGCGCGACAAAATCAAGCGGGCGTTCAGCCGTGACAATTTCACGCGATTTTATGCCGTTTTCATCCTCTTTGTCTTTGTGTTTCAGCGTCTCGAAAGTTAGAGCCGTCGCCGCCGCAAGCATAGGCGCGGGTTTATCGAGCAGTTCAAGTGCCGTTGCATGAAACGCGGCGCGGGCATACTCTTTTTCAAGCTCTGATGTTTCATTGTCGAGCTTTTCGAGCTCTGCCGCCTTTGTATCGTCGGCATTTATTGCCGCGTTGTAGGCGTTAACACGTGTTTCAAGATCTGCTCTGATATCCGTAATATTCCGTAATGCTTTCTTCTCTGTTGTCTTTTTCATGATTTTTTACCGTCCTTATTTAAAATTTTTATATGCTTTTAGCATATTAAAAAGCGCGCGAACATATAACAGCTCACGCGCTCGAAATGTGCTAAAAATGAATTAATTATACATCGTCATTATTCATTCAATGAAATATTAATATCTCTGCTTTACAATAAATATTTATTCCTGAGAATAAAAATTTGCCGTCCGTTATTCGTATTTCCTAAGAAACAGCGCGAACAGTGTAAAGTTAAAATATCTTTATAGCATTAATGAATAGGTTATTTTTTATCGTGGCTTTTGCGGCGTCCGAACACATACACACCATACGCGGCGGGAGGTTTTAGCCCCCTCCGAAAATTTTCTAAATCTTTCCGCGCCCTCTGACCGCGCGTCACCCTTGCAACCGAAAAATTTAATAAACGCGATAATAGCTATATAAATAGCTTGCAAGGTATTTTGCATTATTGAAAAATCGGGAGCGCGTCACGGCACGCGCCGCCTCTGGCTGATAGCTATAAAAAGCCGTCAAAGCGTGATAGCAATATCAAAGTATTGCAAGGCTATATCAATAATTATGTGTTCCGCTTTCCGTCTTTTTACCCTTGAACGGATAGCAAGCCGCTTGAATAGTGCGCTTGACCGCGCTTGACTTTTTAGACCCCCTATTATATAATGGTGTATATTCGGATGACTGTACTCACAAGATACCCCGCGCGCCTTGTCCGCGTGGCTCAGCGGCTCATCGTCGGCGGCTTGTCCGTCGGGGCTGTCCCTCAAGTGCAAGCACATTATAGCATGCGATTGCAGTATTATATACTCGAAAAAGAATAATAAGCATTTTTTTGCAGACTTTACGCATCTTTGTAACATGTACACAATAAACCTATACAACGGAGCTGATGAACTTGTGCAATACTAACAATTACGATAATGCTATTATTGCAGAAAAGATTAAAAAAGAGTGTATGCGGCAAAATATCACGATTAAAACTATGCTACAAGAATTAAGCATAGGCAAGGATACAGTACAACAAATGTACAAATACGACAAAACCCCGAACTATAAATCTATTGCGCGGATATGTGATTATCTTAATATATCCGTTGACACTCTACTCGAACGCCCGATCCCTGAGCCTGAGCCCGTGAGCCTGAGTGCAGCTATTAACACCGTAGCCGCTGCCGCGCATATATCCCCCGATGCACTCCGCGCCGTGCTGCACCTACCAATCAACGATATATAATATTCTATAATAGCATATAACGCTTGCGCGGGACTTCGGGCACGGCTACGCCGTGCGACGCTCTCGCCGACGGTAAGACGGTACGCGCGTTATAGGTGTATATACCTACCTATATAATATATAATATAATACCTATACACACGGAATTTATTTTTTTTGGTGCATAGGTATTTTTTTTATTTTGCTTTAATTGACATATAATATTGACGACGACGACGTGGTGAAGGGTTGAAGGGTTGTGTTGTGTTGTCGTTGTAAATGCAACAAAAATAATGCTTATATAACACTAAAATATCATAGCTTGTATACCTCGACTATATAGGTATAATAATCCATAAAATCCGCCTTTATGGATTATCTGCCCCATGGGGGCTATTTTAAACCTATAGCAGAAAAATAATCGTGAAAAACTGCTTAGTTAATCAACCCCACTCACACGTCGTCAAAATAGACCCTCAGAACTACACAAATCCAGCCCATAGTGGAGGGTATCTTCTACGGGTCAGGTAGATTGGTGCTTTTTAAAATTTTAAAAAAACTGGTAAAAGCCCGCTCTACGCACAAAGTTACCCCTACGAGCATCCGAGATAAAGATGTGGTACAGGCTAAAATCCCTAAAGTCTACCTTACGAGCGGTCTTTCGTCCGTGGTATAAGCCTATAGACCCATCAGGGTTGGTATGTACAGGCTGACGTCTTCGAAGAAAGCTTCTACAAGTTCTATATATGTACGATCGTCTTACGCGCCGAAGGGCGCGTTTTTTTTATTTATGTTTATCGCTACGCGCTAAGCTTCTACCCTCTACTTCTGTTAATAATTTATTCATAAATTTAACCTTCAGATTTTGGTAAATCAGCCAACCTCGGGTGTAAGGTATATACATAACATGGTGGTACAGGCTACGGCGTAAGCCGTTTCAAGGCAAATCCGAGGTGAGCGACACTAATAAGGCGAACGGAAACGGAGCGCAGCGCAGTTAAAGGCTTGCTGAGTTCGCCTCAAGATGGAGCGAACCGAGGATGCAGTCTTCCTTTAGAAATAAGGCGAAGCCTTCCACCCGCCTACGGAGATGTTTGAGGGAGGCGTCAGCGGTATCTCCGAAGAGAAGTTAGCGAAGCTTGCGAAGAGAACTTCTCCCGAGGTGGTATAGCGTAGCCTCCCGCCTACTCCGTAGGCGGAATTATGTGGCGAGCAAGGACACGTTAGTGGACTTGTGACCTTCACATAACAGAATATGCTTTTATAAAGAGGGGGTGCTCAGATGCCTTGATACACAAGGGCTGTAGAAATTTTTAAGACATTTTCAAAATGAAAAACTATTAAATTCTAAGGAGGAACTATTATCAGCGTTAAAGTATGCGATGCGATTATGGGTACCGGCAAAACCGAAGCTGCCATTACCTATATGAACGAACACAAGGAAAAGAAATTTATTTACATCACGCCGTATCTGGCGGAGAGCAATCGTATCAAAGAGGGCTGCCCGGAGCTGCACTTTGTCGAACCGAGCAACAAACTGAGCGAATACCATTTCAGAAAGACAGAGCACACAGCAGCTCTTATAAGCGAGGGGCGCAACATAACGACAACCCACGCCGCTTTTAAAAACTACAGCGCAGACACCTTAAGGAAGGTAAAAGAGCTTGGTTATGCCCTCATTATAGATGAGAGCTTAGAGGTTCTTGTCGAGAGCGGACTTAAGGCAAATGATATGCAGATGCTTGAGGCTACTGGCTTTTTAACATCAGGAGACGGAATGTATCAGAGCACTGGAAAGGAATACGACGAGGGCAAGTTCTTCGATGAGATGAAGATGCTTCAGTCTCGTGCCGTTATTGGCGTTAAGGGGCAAAGGGGGCAAAAACTCTACTACTGGGCTTTAACCCCGGAGCTTCTAACCTCGTTTGACGAAGTGCTTGTGCTGACATATCTGTTTGGCGGGCAGAGCCTTTGTTATTTTATGAAGATCCATAGTATTCCCTATACATATATAGGTGTGTCGCTGAAGGACGGTGTTTATCGCTTCTCTGACAACATTGACTATGTGCCGGAATATACCAAGCACATCAAAGACCTTATACATATAGTAGAGTCGCCAAAGCTCAACCGTATAGGCGACCCACCCCATGCGCTGTCTATGAACTGGTATCAGAGACGCAAGGCTGGTGAGGGTGGCGAGCTCAAGGTAATAAAAGACCATATATTCAACTGCTACAACAATATATGGCGCGGGTGCAAGGCGGACGAGCGTATGTGGGGAACCTATAAGAGCGCTTGCAACAAGGTGAAAGGCAGAGGTTACACCAAGGGTTATGTCGTCTTCAACGAGAGGGCTACTAACTCATATATCAACAAGAGGTATCTCGCCTACGCCGTCAACCTGTTTATGAATGTCGCGGAGAGGCGTGTGTATGAGAAATTTGGTGTAGAGGTAGACCAAGATATGTACGCTCTTTCAACTATGTTGCAGTGGATATGGAGATCGGCTATAAGGCGTGGAGAAGAGATATGGCTGTATGTGCCGAGTAGAAGAATGAGGACACTTTTAAAAGATTGGATGGAGAGGGTTCAGAATGGAGATAAAGACGAAGAAGATTACGAGTAAGATATCTGTGAGTGAGCGAGAGACGCACATATATAGAAGTGGCGACGGCTGGGTAATGGACAGCACCGTTCCGAAAGACTTCAATGCCGCGCTGCGTAAAGGCTGGACTCCTATAGAGCAGACGGTTTACGACGACGGCACTGTGTGTGGGATGATTCTAAAGGCTATCCCTTCCGCAGTTACTATAAGAAAGAACGCCGCTCGAAGCGTCTCTGAGGAACAGAAACGCAAGGCGACGGCGGCGTTAGCGAAGTACAGGGCAGAGAAGTGAGGTGGGGCTGTTAGACAAAAATGTCAAATAGCTTCCCGGCAAAAATGTGGGTAACACCATCCCCTTGAATTAGGGTAGTGGTCTCAACTACAAGAGCAAAACGACGACTTATGTTAAAGCCGTGATTTATTAGTAAGGGTGTAACAAAATGTGACTCCCTATAATGAGGACTCATCAGAACACAGGACGAGGTTATTTTTTCGGGGTTGCGTGGGCTACGAAAATAAGCTGACTCGGCATTTCGCCGACTGTAGAGCTCTCGACTTAAGCAACCCTACAATAGCGACAAGCCGTCTCGACGAGGACGAGCGGGCTAAGTTCAACTTAGGGCGACAATGGGTCAAAAAATACCGTCGTAAATCGCGACGGTATACCACTATGGCAAGGGGTGTCCAAATCTGTCTACCCTCAACTGCCGATACAGTACTTTAGCTCAAAAATGAGTAAAAGTCATACAAAAAATATAGGGGGGTACGCAAATGGAGACTCCCTACAAATTTTAACATTAATAAATAAAGGAGAAAATGAAATGAATGAATTGACAGTATTTAACAATGAGGAATTTGGAGAAATCCGCACCATAACTATTGACGGCGAACCGTGGTTTGTGGGAAAAGATGTGGCTGAGGTGCTCGGATATAGTAATCCAAGAGACGCACTTAGTAAACACGTGGACATAGAAGATAAGGGCGTCGCGAATTGCGACACCCTTGGAGGAACACAGGAGATGACCATTATCAATGAATCGGGTCTTTATAGTCTCATCATTTCGAGCAAGCTCCCTAATGCCAAAGCTTTTAAACGCTGGGTTACGGCAGACATCCTTCCCGCCATTCGTAAGACGGGCGGCTACATGACCGATGAGCTTCTCGCTAAATGTCAGAAAGACCCCAATGTCATGTTTGCGTTTGCAGAAGAGCTTCTTAAACTGCGCGATAAAACGAACGTGTTGGAATCAAAGCTCGATGTCGCTCAGCCGAAGGCGGACTTCTATGACACGTTTATTAGCCCTAATAAATGCACAGGGCTTCGAGACACTGCCAAAGAACTTGGTATCTCTGAGCGTAAGTTCGTTAATTTTTTGATAGACGAAAAGTACCTGTACCGCACTCCAGCCAAACAGCTTCGTCCTTACGCAAAGAAGAGCAACGAGGGCTTATTCGAGACAAAAGATTGGTACACTAAGTCGGATATCGTATCGGTAAGGGTGCTCTTTACACCGCAGGGCAAGCAGTTCTTCCACAAGAAGCTTATAGAAAAGGGGTTTATCGGCGCACCTATGGTATGCGCGTGAAAGAACCAGTAAAGATAAGATGTTAGACTTGGGGCATAAACTACCCTACCGGGACACTTTAAACCGAAGTTTGTAATATATAGACAGCAAAACTCGGACGAAATGAGATATGGCTGATATTTAGGGAAGAGGTGTGAACGGCATTTTACAGAAAGGATTAGAGAAAGAAGTTGAATAGAGGGTTTTGTGAGGGTTGCCCGTGGATTAACCGCTGCGGCAACGACGACAACGACTACCCCTGCCACGGCAGTTGGGATGAGGTTGCTTACATAGACTATGGAAATCAAGCCATAAATACGGATATGGATGAGGAGAATTAACTATAGGTAATACAATATATATACCGGGGATCGACGCTAAGGATATATACATAACAAATGAGCTGTACCCCGACACAGGTTATTCGTTGGTGGATAAAGACGGCAAGGTCAATTATAGACGATATGCCAACACACTCGATTACAGTTTAGATCAGATAAAACTGCGCGAGGTTTATGAGAAAGTGTACCGCCGCACTAACTTCAGCTTTTACGGAAGAAAGAAAGAGTATACCTCACGCGTAATAAATGTAACCTTTAAATACTCGGTGGCGGAGTTTAATAAAGCCGGCAGAAATAGGTATATTCGCTTTGGATATAAAGACTCAGACCTTAACTTCAATGACTGCGTGGCTATAAAAGACGGCAAGCTGGTGGGAATAATACTTGGACAGCCTGTGGAATATCCGGTATCTGACGAGGTGCTCGGTAAATACTTCGGTTTTGAAGGTGGCGTATACACGCTTATCAAAACACCTAAGACGCTGAAGAGCACAGCGGAGCTGCGCAGGACACTGTATAATGATGGCTTTGTGTGTAATGGAGTAAGGTATGTCAGGTGGAAGAGGTCAAGCGGCAGTTCTCGCGTTGGTAAGTGTCTCTTTATTGACGAGAAGCTGTATGCTCGTATGCACAAGTGGGAGATGTGTGGACTGAAAGTTGCCGAGGGTGAAGAGGTAGACCTTGCTGCGCTTGAGTCATATATCTCTCTGCCGTCAAGCTCTATTATTGATATACTGGAAATAAACCCCGAGAACATTCTCGTGATAGACGACTACGAGAGCAAATTCTTCGATAGGGTTATGTCCGTCAGCGAAGATGGCGACCACCTAATCGCCGAAGAAAAAGACGAGCAGATAACCAACTCTATCTGGGACGGACAGGGACTTATAGATATATCAGCTATGGGCAAATACAGCGATAAGGGCATGATACTACTCCGCAACCTCTTCTTTAAATGCTGTTGCTTCAATACAAACTTGCAGCAGTGGTTTGCCGACCACGGCATAACAGAGGTGAGCCAGCTAAAGGGCTACACTAAAGCGAAGCGTGTGGAAGATATAAAGATAGTAACCACGCCGAGCAGCATCAAGTATCTGAAGTTCGGGACGATAAACGATTGGATGAAGCACATCGACAATACTTTTGGCGTTGTTAAGTATGATAAGCCGACTCACTTTTTTGACGGGCGCATGGTGCAGACGCACTATCAGCTTCTCAACAGCTTGCAGATGGACAAGGCTGAGACGGCAGCGTTCCTCAAGGAGACATTTGACTATATGACAGCTATCAGAACAGACCCCGCAGTTCTGCGCTACCATATCAAATATCCGATAGAAGACGGATTCGACATCTCCCCTGCTGAGTCGAAGAATGATGTTGTATATAAGCTTCTCGGTCTCAATGACAGATTTGCGCAGACGAAGCTTTATCATGACTTCAAGATAGATATTCTTAAGTCTTTTACAAAAAATCTTAGGCTCGGTCATGTGCTTGTCGAGGGCAATTACGAAACCTTGTTTGGCAATCCAATCGAGATGTTACAGGCGAGCATCGGCAAGTTCGACGGCGTGTCGGTGCTGGGTGTTGGCAACATACATACGAAGAGGTTCGGGTACGGGCAGAGGCTCGTAGGTTCGCGCAGCCCCCATATCTCAATGAGCAATGTGTGGGTTCCGACGAATGTGGAGTGTAGCGAGATCGACCGCTACTTTAATCTGACGAACGAGATAGTATGTATAAACAGTATTGGTGAAAATGTCTTAAACGAATTATCGGGTTGCGATCGATGAGGGTCGCCCCACGCGGCAACGCGTGGTGAAAAACACGGTGAACCCAGAAATCTGGGGTGTGGTCGGAATAAGCCACCGACTGCTAACGGTAAACATCTAAATGGAGAATAAAAATAAGGAGATTTATTGAAAGAAGTTTGGAAACCCATTGAGGGTTATGAAGATTATTATGAAGTAAGCAACACGGGAAGAGTGAGGGGAAAGACTCGCACAGTCAATTATATAGATGGTCGAGTAAAAGTATTTGAGGCGAAAGAAATTACACCAATACCTAATACGGATGGGTATATGTCCTTAAAGTTATGTAGAGGAAACACATATAAAACCGTGCGTGTACATAGGCTTGTCGCACAAGCTTTTATTCCCAACCCTAATAATTATCCCGAGGTAAATCACATTGATTGTGATAGAACAAATAACAATGTGTCGAATCTTGAGTGGTGCACCCACGAACAAAATGTTCGGTACGCCATAGAAGCTGGAAATCATATATGTACAAGAGACTTAACCGGCAAAAACAACCCCAATTATGGCAATCATATTTTGTCTGATATATATAGAAATGACCCGGAACTTGCAAAAGAAAAACTTGGTAGACCCGGAGGACAAAACGGGAAAGCTGTTCCTGTGCAGGTGTTTGATACTGCGGGGACAAAGATGGGCGAGTTTGGATATCTGAGGGGTTGTGCAGATTATATCATAGATTCGGTCGGACAAGATTATTTCTCGAAAATCACAAATAAGCCCCGCGATTATGTGGCGGATAAAATAAGTAAATCAATAAAAACCAACATCCCTTATTTGGGGTATACATTTAAAGTGGCTTAATATAAAAATCTTCTCCACAAGACAATACCGTGCCAAGCAGTGGTAGAAATATCACTGAAGGTGTAACGACTAAGAGATACGGGCTAAGTCTATTGATACGCCTATGAACTCTGTACTTATGCGGTGAAAATCCGCATTTTGGAAGTGCCGTGGACGTTGTAGCGACGTCAAGAGATAGTCTACTCCCCTAATAAATATCGGGAAACCGAGGGTGCAAAGGTTTGATTCAGATACCTCGCTTGTTACGGATAATCTTCACCTTATCAATGCCGCGCTTAAGAACGAAGGCAAGTTTTTGATAGCGGTTCCGGATGTCTCGTCCGTTAAGAAAAAACGCAGATACACTCACGACGAGCAGGTTGACCTTGATGTTAAAACGAGCAACAATCTTATAGGCGATATCATCAACCTCAGTCAGGAGCTCAATACCCGCATATGGGATGTCCTCAATCGTGGCGGCAGTTATAGTGATATTGAGGAAATATATAAAGATGTATGTATCTTGAATATTATGAGCGGCATTGAAATCGACAAAGCAAAGAAAGAGTTCAATATCAATAATGCTAAGGAGCTTCGCCGACTGCGTGATAAATATAAGATTAAGGGCGACGACGGAAGAGCCATTAAACCTAACTTCTTCAAGGCAAAGGATATCGGCAAAGGTTACTATGACCGCAAGCGAAAGAATTACAAGAAGCATTTGACAACCATGGATCATGTGCAGACTTGCATTAATTCATACAGGGCTCAGAGAGAAGAGATAGGAAAGAAGCAGGAGTATCTTCCCTTCTCCGCTCTTGTGGGTAATGGCATAGATGTTCATCGTAGACAGTACGAGAAAGTCACCCGCGTCATCAATGCCGTAACAGACATGACAAATGAGATAAAGAGTGTGTATGCTTCGGACATAGAATCTTCCGTCAAACAGATGCAGTGTTGCGATATCAGGCAGGAGTGCGTAGAATATGTGGGCAATATGTCGTTCACCAAGAGCGATATGGTTTACCTCCTGCGCCAGATAGAAGAACCTCGTTATTCTCAGATTCAGCGTAAGATATTTAACATACTCTTTGGCTACCCCAACACCTCGTTCTATGAGGTTCTCGAAGCGGGTGCAGAACCTATCGGACTGCTCGCAGAAGACGACGAGGGTGATGTTGAGCTATATGGAAAGAGATACACTCGATACAAATATTTCGCGTAAATTGACAACAAATCACGCAAAAATTTACAAAAAATAGGCTAAAATCCGACCCAAACGGGATAAACGCCCCCTTAAAATAGCCGTATTATGCGACAAATTTTAGGGGTGTCCCGTGCGGTTACAATAGGAGAGGGGTAAGAAAACTCGCTCCAAATTGATAAAAAGGAATGGTTTATATAGTTAAAATCTCGCAGGAGGAAGCTTTTAAGATTAGAAAGAAGTTTCCGGGAACGCATATAACGGTAACGAACCGCTACGCTCCCAGTCGAAAGAAAACATACTACTGCACCGAGGGCTTTAAGGTGATGCGCTACCTAAAGAAGCTTCGCCACGAACCGTGGAGGTGAGCCGCTGATGGAAGACTTCGCTAAGAAGCAGAGCGGAGAGTCCTATGTTGACTACTTCGTTCGGCTCTTCGACAACAAGAAAATTTATGGTCTCACTTGCGACCAGATAGCCGAGTTGCTCAATACAGAAAGCGGTCAGACGCTCGGCGAGAGTGCTTATCGAAAAGAATTTGCCGCTTTCAATCGCGGTCGCAACTATGAACGTGAGATAGCTGAGCGCGGCGTGGCGACGAGGGCTCTGTCTATATCAGACCTGCACTTCCCGTTCGCAAAGCCTATAGAGACATTTTCAAAGTATGTCGGGCGTGTAGACATCCTACAGCTCAACGGAGACATATTTGATTGTCAGTCGATATCCAAATTCTCGAAGTCGTATCGCATACCGTGTATCGAGGAACTGGTTGAGGGTCGGCAGTACATTATAGACCTTATTGACTACATAAAACCGAAGAAGGTCATCGCAAACTACGGCAACCATGAGCTTCGCCTTGGAGCATATCTCGCCAACCACCTCGATTCAGACCTTCAGGAGCTTATGCCTGAGACGGCACTGGACTACATCTTCGTTGATGGTTTCTATCATTACGACCGTCGCAATCATATTAAGACGTGGTTTGAGCCGCTTCGTGAGACATTCGATGATATCGAAGTCGTTTATACTGGCGAGTGGTTTTCACAGATAGGTCATGTAATGTTTGTTCACCCGAAGGCTTTTAGCAGTTCGCCTATGAAGACGGCGGAGAAAGCTGTGCTGTGGTTCCGCAATGAGGGATATGATTTCAACTGCCTTGTAATGGCGCATACGCACAGACTCGGTTCGTATAAAATCGGAAACACCACTATGTATGAGCAGGGTGCGGCGTGTGAGACACAGAAAATGAGATATGGTGACGGCGCGTTGGTTAACTCTCAGCAGCAGGGCTGTATTTATGTGTGTCTCGATAAAGATGGTTATAACATTGAGTCGGCGACGAAGCTTGTCGCCTTTTGAGGAAAGAAAGGAAGATAATTTGAATCGCAAGGAACTTATAAGACTTGTGGCGAAAGATAACTCTCTCACCCTCGGTGATTCAGAGTTCTGCATTAATGCAGTGTGCAACGCTATCTCCAAGGTCGTTAATGACGGAGATAAGCTGTCAATATATGGTTTTGGTACATTTCAGAAGGTCAGGCGTAAGCCGAAGCCTTACCGACACCCGGTAACGGGAGAGATGTGTGTGCCGGAGCCGTCGGATGTTATTAAGTTCGTGCCGGGTGTAGCGTTCTTCCCGAGCACTGAGCCCGACTACGCCGACCTGTAAAGGAGAGATATTATGCTGATTGCATTGATCTACAACTTTTTAAACGTCTTTGCTCTCACTGGTGGTATTGCTATTGTGGCAATTATCCAGCTGCTCGCAAGCCTCGGCGTGATATGATAACCATCTTACGACAGAAAGTCGCCTCACGATCCGAGGAATGACAGTATCGTAAGAATATTTAAGGAGCTTTAGCTTTAATTCGTGACAGAAAAAGTCCCTGCGGGAGAAAACCGCCTCATGATTCGAGGACAGGAAGCACCGCAGGGCAACCATAATAATAGGAATGGAATGATTTAATTGTTTGACAACTACCCAGATGTGGTAACTGTTAAAGAAATGCAAGCTATGTTGCGAATAGGAAGAAAGGCTGCGTATGACCTTGTGCATAACGGCACTATTCCCTCTGTTCGTATAGGTACAAGCTACTTAATCACTAAAAAGAGTATTGAAAATTTTCTTTCTGCCGGTAGTTGACATTTTGCGCTGTTGTGCTAAAATGACCGTACAACAGCAAGCGGACTACAGAAAGGAGATTATTTAATTGACAGGAAGCTTGCAAGCAAAACGCGGCAAATATTATGCCGTTCTGAATTTCGTAGACAACACTGGAAAGCGTAAGCAGAAGTGGGTTTACACAGGTTATGAAGTAAAGAATAATTTGCGTAAAGCTGAGGCGGCTATGCGGTCAATAATTAGCGAGTATGAAAGTGCTCAGCTGATTTATGAACCCAACATACTTATCTCAGACTACTTAGACCAGTGGCTCACGGAGACGAAGCCCTTCATAGACACTGTAACGTGGGACGGTTATAAGGTTATAGTCGATTCTCATGTTCAACCGTATTTTGAGGAACACAAAATAAAATTAGTGGATGCCAACCTTGACAATATACAGCAATATTTTGACTATAAGGCGACCCACGGCAGAAAAGATGGGAATGGCGGTCTATCACCTAAAACCCTTCGTCTGCACAAGAATGTTCTTCAGCTTGCCTTTAAGGAGGCTATGCGGCACAGGCTGATAAGTACAAATCCTTGTGAGCTCGTGCGTCTTCCAAAACTTGAGAGACGGGAGTATGAGTGGTATAACGCCAGTGAAATTAACACTCTGCTTGAGACCATAAAGGACGAACCTTTGCATCCGCTCATCCAAACTACAGTCATGTATGGACTGCGGCGCAGTGAGGTTTTGGGTCTACAGTGGCAAAGCATTGATTTTGACACAAATACTATCCTTATACGCCACACGGTCTCTATGTCAACCAAGGTTGTCGAAAAAGACAAAACCAAAAACAAATCAAGTTATCGGTCGTTTCCGCTGTTTCCTGAAATTAGAGAGCTACTGCTTCAGCTCAAAGAAGAGGAACAGAAGAACAGAGAGTTCTTTGGAGACACCTATGTGGAGAATGATTATATCTTCAAATGGGCGAATGGCGCAATGTATGACCCGTCATATATATCGCACAAATTCGGAGACCTATTGAGAAAATATAATCTCCCGCATATAAGATTCCACGATCTAAGACATAGTTGTGCGAGCCTTCTTCTCGCCAAAGGTTGTTCGCTCAAGGACGTCCAAGATTGGATGGGTCACGCCGATATAAAGATGACTTGTAATATATATGGACACCTTGATTTGTCGAGGAAAAAGATGACCTCTGAAATTATTCGCGAAACTTTAGCTCAGGCGTGTTAGACAAAATGTTAGACACATGGGAATTTCGAGCTATTTTAAAAAATGAAAAAGCCCTGAACCCGTTGAGGCTCAAGGCTTCTGAGATGGCTCCCCCTGTTGGACTCGAACCAACGACCCTGCGGTTAACAGCCGCATGCTCTACCGACTGAGCTAAGGAGGAATGTTACTACCGCCCAGTATTAGTGGGCGGTAATTTGTGTCGG